TGCTAAAACCTCTAAATGGATCAACTAAACCAAACATATCTCGCACTACTGCAATCGCTTCTGTATGTTGATCCTCTATGCCGACATTTCTGGTACGAAGAAAAGTGTCTCCATCATTTCTTTCCTGTAAATTTCCTTGAAAACGATCTTCGGAACCCGACCCCCATCGCAATATAGTATCGGTAAGAAGGTCAACGCGATATAATTGTGTAGCTGTAGCGACATAAATATTTCTATCCTTATAATCTAAATCCTCCATAGCCCCATTACCTAATGGACCATTGCTACCCTTCAAATAAACACTGTGGATTTCGCCATCAAGTGAGTTGCGAATCACAAGCGAATCTTGCCCCACACTGATCTCCGCTTGACCCACCACAGGAAATGCTAGCGTAGTATCACCGCGATTCGCTTGAAACATCGACAGAGTAGACTCACGGATCTGTGCTTCAGGTAATGAACCGTAGCAGGGATCATCTATGTTCGATGGATCGAAATTAACGCAGTTGTATAACGCCTGTCGATCATCCCACCCGATGATTTTATGCGCCCCACCAGAAGCTTTCCCAGCACTGGTGATGGTCGTGTCCTGACGTTCTTTGACCAACTCCTGCGTGGACATAATCAACCCATATTTAGAGGTCGAATTGATAAAGCGATTGTAGTCGTCTTTCTGTGTTACAGCACCCCACTGTGCGGCAACTGGCACCGACAACGCGAGGGATAATGCTATAGATTTAAGAGCTTGGAACATCGTTGATATCTCCTGTCGGGATATAAAATTCTGCATCCGCACGGGCAAAACTTGTTGCACTTGTAGCGTTTCCCAATAACCACCATCTTCCATCACTTGACTTCCACCATCCCAATGAAAATACCGTTGGACTGCCAGAGCTTGCTACTGTTACTCTCATGGCGGCCCCAACGTGCATGTCAAGAGGGTAAGATAGACCAGAGGACGCTGGAGTTTCCCACGCAGGGGCAACGCCAGCACCACCAGAGGTTAGAACTTGTCCATCAGATCCGTAGTTAGCTCCACCTACTCCAAGTTCACCTTGGCTGGTAAACCTAAACTTCTCCGTAGCTGCTTCAGAGTGACCAGTATAGAATATCAAGTCAGTAGCATTTACTGAAGCAGTAAACGTATCTTGTGCTATCGCCTTGATAGCGGCAGCTATTGCCCTTGCATCAGTATCTTGAGCTTCCAAGGGTGCTTGAAACTCTATCTGCCCAAGGACGTCATTCGCTGCTACGGCTGTCTGTGCGGTAGCAAGTAGAAGCTTTCCAGAGCTACCAGTGGCATCAGCAGACGGACCTAATATTCGCAACTGATCGGCACTCTCATCCCACTCCATGTAGGCACCGGGAGAGTCACCAAAAAACTTTACGTCCTTCCCCGTGCCATCCACGCCAACGGTAACCGTTCCAGTAAAAGTTTTATCGCCAGTGAACGTCTGCGAACCACTAAGATGCGCCGTATCAGAATCAAGGTATGCCGAAGCTATTACGTCACCCTGCCACGTTCCGGTTCCAATAGTTCCTACGGTAACAAGATTTGCACAAACTGTTATTGCAGCTTGTGTCCCACCCGTTACTGTTGCAGCAGTACCAGAGGCGTTGCCCGTCACATTGCCCGTAAGAACCATTCCACTTTCAAGCGTTATACCGCCATCATTAATATTGCCAATATTTGTTTCATCAACATAAAAGCTCATCTTGCCATGATTGGCAGTGCCGCTAGCGGTTTTAGTAGTAAATCGAAGTTCTTCCAGAGTCTTATCGCTGCCACCATTGAGAGCTTGAATGACCAATGCTTCTGTTGCAGATGTTCCAATACTCAGTGATGTGTCTGCATTATTGTTATCATCAAATATTGTTAGATCGCCAGCGGTAACGACAACCGTTCCAGTACCTGCATTTAAAGTGAGGTTGTTGTTCCCACTTGTGTCTATAGTAGCAGCAGCGTCAAAACTCAAGGTAGAAGCATCAGACTCTATTGTCCCGCCATCTAGCGTCAATACAGCACTTCCAGCATCCAAGGACAAAGCATTATTGCCACTGGTGTCTATGGTAGATGCGGCATCAAAGCTTAGTGTAGTGGCCTTAACTGCTAAGGCTTGCCCACTGTCACCGATAGAATCTGTATAAACATTTGACCATCGAACGCTGGTAGTCCCAAGGTCATCCGTGCTATCAGTATCAGAAACAATATTTGCTCCGCTCTGGATACCCCCGGTATGAACGCTTTGTGCTGTGAAAGTACCTACCCCAACTACAGCCAGCGTGCTATCAAGCTTTACTGCGCCATCGTCCACCCACAAAGAATAATTGCTTCCTCCCTCAGTGGGGGCATTTTTAACATATAGCGTGGCAGCATTAGTTACAGTGCCTGTTGCCGTAATATTAGGCTCTTCTATGGCAACGCTGGCAACTAAGGCTGTAGTCCCAGAGGGAATCGTTTGCGCCCCGCCAGCGGTCACATGTAAGGCATACGTATCATTGGTTGCAGTGTGAGAAGCAGCAGGAGGGCTTATCGTAACAAATTTATCATCTGCCCCAGCGGCACCGAAGGCAAAGGTGTCCAATCCAGCATCTACGACAAAGCCATTCGCAATATTATTTGTCTCTATCCGAAAGTCTATATCGGCAGATCCATCATTGAATACAACCCTACCTGCCCCATCTGCCGGGGTTCCCGCTACCATAAACTCAGCAGCAGACCCTGCGACTAAAGCCTTAAGCTTTATCTCTGAATCTTCATCGCCATTATCGGTGTCTGTCATAATGACTTCCAGCTCACCGATTGTTGCTACATTCCCCTCATCGTCATCGGCATTAAATAAAAGCTCTACCCCATCTCCATCAGCAGGAGTTCCAGAAGCGGGGTCTATAGAAAAGATGGCAGCAGTTCGCACTCCCCCTGCGGCAGCAGACGTATTCTCAAAGGTCTTCAAGCCCGTTATTGTTTGAGCCTGTCCCATGACTACTATACCATCAGAGTTGGTATAGTCTACGTTGTTTTCATCAATATTATTGCCTTCTACAAAAGTTCGTAGATTGGTTATCCATCCATTAAGAGGTGCAGCAATAATATCGCCACCAGCAACTGGAAGCGTAGATGTAGTTGGAACAGTTACAGTAGCCATATCTATCCTTATGCTGCTGTGTTAGCGGTGGTATCGTCTACGGTATACCATATTTGATATCCGACCAGACTTACAGTTGAAGATCCAGTTATTCTAAACCCAGCGGTCAATGCCGTTCTGTTGCATCCCCACATCTTTCTATCGTTACCACCACCGGGATAGCGCAATGCAGTATCGTATTGATGTCCTTCGTCATACTGAAGATCAGTTCCAAGCTCCATAACTTTTGTTCTTGAACCACGAATGCCTTCATCTCGTATGAGCTGAAGCGTTATTGATTGAGGACCATCTCCTACATCTCTATAAAAGAGGACTACATTATGTATGGTTTTTTCTACGCCGGGAAATCCTAAATCATTAGGAGCTGTCTCTATTTCCCACTGAATGGCAGTGCCATCATCATCTGTTCCAGTGTTCGACTTATACATATAGCCACTGCTATATCCACCCAATAAATCGTATTCTATTCCACTATCAAAATAATGACTAATATAGCTAAGTTTCGTTGTTTCATGCTTGTCTATGGATATATCCCCATTCTCCCAATCCCACGACAAGATCAGATCATGTCCCGTAGTATTTGCTGAAGATGACATCAGCACACGAACTTGATGCTCTTTCTCTCTAATAGAGGAAACAGCATACTGAAGACGGTTCATATTAAAGGTATCTTGAAAATCTATATCCTTGGTTACAATGGAAAACTTGCCCTCTGGCGTTATTACATATCCACCTTCTCTGGCAATGCCAAAGATAAATTCGGGCCTTGCAACCATAGACGTTTTAGATACTGGATGAAACCCTCTCAGGTTTCCAACTTCTTCATCTGGAACATATTCAATGTATCCAGAATTATATTCCAATCTACCGGGGTATATGCCATCTGTCTTAGCTATCCACAGCTTGCCCCAATTGTCTACTCCTCCAACGATAGGCGCACTGTTTTCGCCACCAATCTCATACCGACTATTTGATGGATAGCGAGTAATATCTCCTGTAAAGTCCTTCGTATTCACATCTGACCAAATAATGCGAGTAAGCTTTTTGCTTGAAGAAATCGTCGGCACTAAAACTACTAAGGCATTGTTATGCTCTATAAGTTGCTCTGCTGCTGTAAATGCTGTCGAATCCGAGGCAAACGTAAAAGCCACAGCATTGCCCGTCCCTGCCCACTTAAAGCAATTGTCTTTTCCATTAGTTCCAACTATAGTGTCTTGAACAAAGTCGAGTGTAAAATATTCATCGTTGCTACCCGACAGAGACACGCTGCTTGTTATGTCAGACCTAGTAGACCCATCATCCGTATAGATCTTATCGGGAGTGCAAAATAGTCTTTTTGCTCCATGCGAAGCAAAGGTTTCTTCAATAAAGCCCATCATTGGCTCTGATGATGGGATTACAGTAGTATTGTACTTTTCATAGCCATTTCTGGACGCGGCTAGATTTTTCTCTGAGAAATTAATATTGGATATAACAATACAATTTTCTGGAGAAAGATCTGGATGAGGATACACCAAACGATCTTTTAGTCCTCTCAATCTATAAATAGGACTCTTTTCAAGAGAGGTTTTATTTAGAGGTTGAGCCATTAAGAATTACTCGCATTGGGTATTTTCTCGCCACTACCACGGGAGATATATCTATTAGAGACATTCCTAAACGATCTTGAGCGAACTCCCTTGTGCTGCTTCCTGCCTAAATATGCTTCTTTTCTTACTTGATACTTTTGTCGTGCTGCTGCCGATGCAGACTCCTTACCCTTCCCGGCCAACAATATTGCCTCTGGGCCAAGCACTAAAAGGTCATGGTATTCTTCTGGAATTTCGGGCCAATCGTCATCATTTATAAGCGGTGGCTTTTGGGCCAAGCATCGCACGACATAGGTCATTGCCGTATCTGGGGTGTAATCAAACTCCCACCATTGATACGAAGGCGATTTACCCCAATAAGGAGGAATAACGGCCAAGGTGTTATCAGAAACATCTTTGACGGTTACGTATCCAGAAAACTCAGCACTACTGGCGTTAGAGAGAACGAGTCTTCGTATCCCTATTCCATTAGAGACAGCATCAAAGCTAGCAGAAGATTCAACTTCAGTTGTTCCATTCATCTCAATGGACTCTCTAATATCTACACCGGAAGACATCCCATTGACAATGATGTTGAAGTTACCACCAGAGACATCTGAGGTGGATGATGAAACTACAGATATCTTACCTGCGGATGCTGGTTGTTTCTGAACTCCATACTCACCAAACCAATAGGCGTTGAGTGGAGTGCCAGACTCTGAAAGACCCGCACGATTACGGTCAAATTCGTGCGGACCTCTCAGAGGGATAGACCTATCATTTGTGTCATCTTCAATGTTTAAAACCTGAGACACATATATGGGCATTCCATATTTAGAAATGCCAGAGACAGTGGTAAGCGTAAACTCTCGCCTTTCTAAGTCACTGTCTCCCTCTGCGAGGATCTCTCTGTAAGTAAAGTTAATCTCTCGCTTCGCCATCACTTGAAAGTCATCGCCATCCTCTTCGGAAGCGATAAGATTCAAGTGACTATATAGGTCTTTGAATGTAGGCATTCGTTATTTACTTCTTCTTAGATTTAGAATTGCTTTTAGGTTTTGCCGCTTCCATTTCTTCTACGGCTTTTTCTTCCTGCGCCAGCATCGCCTCTTCTTCAGCCAATTCTTCTTTGGTCAGTGGCTCTGGATTGTCTGGAGCATCCATGTCAATCCAAGCTTTCATCTGCTCTGGGGAATTGCTTTTAAGCATTTCCTGCATCACCGATTGAGCATCTACCACTTCGCCATTTTTAACAGCTACCTTCGATGGATCATTTGGAACTACGCCCGTTTCGTCTAAGCGATTCATAAGCTTACCGAAAAACTGTTCCATAGAACTAAACATTTCGGCTTGCTCCATGTTCTTCTGTCGTTCATACGTTTCTGCAAGCTTGCGCCTTGCCTCTGGCCCATTGGTCAGCTTAACCCAGCCAAGACGAAAGCACCACTCCGTATAACGAGGAAGCTGAACATCCATTGTTTCTTCCAGAAGTTCTGCTTCATCTTCTTTAATTACTCTGCCATTATTCATATCTATGGCAACGGTAGATTCGGGAGTGCCAACAAAGCGCATAATCAACCCATCGTCTTCCGATACACCAACGATATCGTCATCCATTAACCGATCTTCCATCCCCAATATGGCAACCTTGGGATGTGCCACTAGAGTCGTTTCCCACTCCTTGTGTGCAGTATCAGACAGGTCGGGAGATTGTGCTTCATATTTGCGGTAAACAATCTTTGCCTTATCAGACTTAGACAGAGGAAGAGGAACACCATCGTCTAAACTGGCACGACCAGCACGGACCTCTTCTTCCAGTTCTTTTGTCAACGTGTTATCAATACTGACAGTGGGCTTAGTTGAGGGACTCAGCATGATACGCTCCTTTAGTGTCCACTAATGGTAATTTGGCAATCTGCGCTAGAAGAAGCGATTGCCCCTTCTGCCTTATTGCCCATCCGACATGCCAGACTTAGTCCAGCAAAATGAAATGACGTTCCTTCGATGCTGACATCTATCTTACTTTCCCATACGATGGTCGTTCCATCTTTTACGGTAATTACAGAGTCAGCATCTACATGTCCAGAGACTGCGGTGACAACATAAAACCTATTGCCTTCCGCTGCCTTGGTGGCGGTAGCACCCGAATTTGTTCCCGCCTTAGTTGCGCTCCAAAATGAATCCATCTTGATCTCCGTTTATAAAAAGAGGTGGACCGATAAGACCCTCAAGGAATAAGAGTTAAGCCCAAACTTACCAGCCCACCCCAACTCTATGCAGCCACATTGAAATCATCCAAAATGCGTTGCATCCGTTTGTGATACGTATGTCCCGACCTAACTTTTTCATGTCCTGCTTGGGCTATTTTTTCTCGCTCTATAGGATTATCCAAATAATACTGGCTCTTGTTAACAAGATCCTCCTTGGTTTCATATCCTATGAAATGAGTGCCATCTTCAAATCCAAGATCATCGATGCCTTCGACATTGGTATTGGTAAGAAGACATGTTCCTGTCGATAATATCTCAAAGAAGCGCATATTCAAATCATTGCGAATACTAATATTGAACCCCAGCCTTCCCCGAATAATACGCACTGCCATGTCTTCAAAAAAGCATTGCCATGCCAGCCATGAGTTGGGGAAATGCTTAAAGGCATAATCTAGCCACTCTATTCTATTATTAGATTCACTGGTGCCATCCCCTTCATTGAGGAATCCAACAAACGACAGATCATATTGCTTGTCCAATCCCTTTCCCCAAGTATGGTCATCTTTGTTCTTATGAACCATCATCTCAGATAGATTAGGATGTGCCATTGGATTACATGCCAGCGGCAACCAGTATGCTTCTTTAATGCCATCTTTCTTCATCTTTACTACACCCTCTTTTTGGGCGCAGTAAACTTTATCAAATTGCCGTGCTTTCCACAGCCTGTAATCATATCCCAAATGGGTATCTATAGCCCAATATGCAGATGGGCCGGGACATTCCCAAGTCAAATCATCCCTGCCGTCATCTACATAAATATACAACTCTCTTTCGGGAATACTGCCCTCTGGCCGCCACCTATCAACTTTATCGCCCCAGCCTAGCTGATGCTTTACTGAGTTAAAGGCCAAGGTAGCAGTGCCGTTATTGCGAATATCGCTATTGTAAACAAAGGAAACTCTTGAATCGCTCATGCCGACACCTCTTCTGTTTTTAGTGTCCGACACTTCAAGGCAATTGTCCCGTGTATGTTTTCAACCAACTCTTCTACCCAAAAGTCCTGTGACTCTAGCAGGGCTTTTGCCGAATCGGGCGTGTACGCATGGACATGGGTATAGTCTATGAGCATTGTGGGCAAATACTCATGGTTTGGCATAGTCAGCAGTAGTGTTCCAGCAGGACGCAATACTCGCTTCCACTCTGTCAGAGCCTTATATGGATCGACTAAATGCTCCAAGAGATGAGGTGCCATTATATAGTCGATACTATTATTCTGAACAGGCAAATCGGAAGCATCAGCAGTAGTATCTGGATCTGCCTCTTCATATTTACGTCCTCCAGCCCCTCTTTCCCCAGCTTTGGCACTGTCAATGCCAATAGCCTCGTAGTCATCCCCCTTATGCCCACACCCCAAATTAAGACCCTTCTTGCCTTCAAGAGACTCAAGGTGGGCATTCAACCATTCTTCTTCTCGTAATCCATTGTCGATGCGCTCGGTGCCAGATCCGTAGGGTTGCCACCCCATCTGGAAGCACCGATACCACTTCTTTACCCCATGCTTACGTATGATCGCATTGTTGGTAGCTTCTTGGTGCTGCTTTGAATCCCAATAATTTTGATGAACTCTTTGTCCCGTCTGCTGACCTATATGATGTAGGTAGGCAGATCTATCTGCGACCAAGGCAAATCCTTCGTCTTGGATTCTAATGGATGAATCCAAGTCATCGCCCCCCGGCAATGACTCATCTAATCCACCAATCTTTTTAAGCAAGTCCGTACGGACAACCATACAGAAACCTATAAGTAGGCTTGTTTCTAGTTCAACGGGAAGATTGATGTTGAATAGATTCTGATTGCCAGAAACGAAGTTTGAACAAGGACCAACTGCTCCTACTTCTGGCCGATTAAAATGACGAATCAGAGTGCGCCAAAACTCATTGGACTTTGGCGGGAACACCACATCATCATTCATCATGCAGAAGTAGGGGGTATCGGTCTTGGATAGGCCAATATTAATTGCACCCATCCATTTCATGTTGCTTCCCGGCTGAATGACCTCAATATTATCCACTTCAATAGACTTGATCATAGCACAGATATTGTCTTGCGACTCCATGCTTGGGTCATTATTTATGATCATTATACTAAGTGGATACTCTGTATTTGCTACAAGAGAGTAGAGACACCACTGCAATTGCTGGTAGTTCTGATAGGTGGGAATACAGACTGTAAGAAGGGGTCTGGTCATGCGACTGCCTCCTTTTTTAGTCCATTGCCCATTAGGTTCTCAAATACTTGAGGATTGAGTTCTCTAAACGCCTCATAGTATTCTTCGCTAATCCAATCTTCTCCCCACTTCTTATGGCGAGTCTTGGTCGAGGTATCGACGTATCGTTGGATTCCATATTGGTGGCATTTGGTGCAAAAGAAGAAGTCTTCTCCTGCCCCGGTTGACTCAAACCAAGGCTGTGGCATCTGGCGAAATACATTCATATCGCACATGAAAACGCCAGTGCCAAATGCTAGCGAACCTCCCACATCAGCATTAGTGATTAGCTTGTCTTTTGGATAGTCCAAGACAAACTCACTGCTCATCATCGGCTTTCCAGACGTAGAATCTACAGATTCCTTGATCGTCATTATCACCGGATTGTATGGCTCTCTTGCTGTAAACGCCAGTGCTGCCACTACAGGAACTTGGTGCCGCCAAAGTCTGAGGAAAAGACTATGATCAAACATCATATCGTCATCCCACATGAGACAATAATCGGCATCCCATGCCAATGACGATTCGATAATCATCTCCCTCGCTTTTCCCGGCAACGAGCAGCGAGTATAATCTAGGAGTCCTAACTCCAAGACTCCCATCTTATCCAAATCTTCTTTGGTTGGCTCTGCGCCTAATTCTTCTGGACTATCGGGCGATAGCTTTGGCAAGCTATGCGTCATCATTTGCTCACCAATGGCATTATACATGATCGTTCTTTGCCGTAGCTCACCCAAATACGTCATAAAGTCCATGAACCGAGCAAAACATGCGGTATCTGGACCATTATACCAAGGCATACCTATGACTAGTCTCATTTTATCCACCCCACTTTCATCTTAAAAAATTCCCAAGGGGAGGCATTCATAGCCATAGTATGCTTGTGTCCTACATGCTTCTTCTTCACCTCAGAAGGTGAATCGCTCCAGAACAATTCATTGCACTGGCAGCGATACAACCTTCTGGATGAAGTCGATGGGTCATGGGGCTTAAGGCATGACCTAATCTTGTTAAACATAATTACTCCTTGAGGGTTTTATTTGGGCTTATTTACAGGGCGCGAAGGAATACGTGGTCGGCATAGTTAATGCTACCCAGCGAGTGCAGAGTAGCGGTAACCGTGTCCAGAGCCACAACCGGACCCAAGAGTCCCTGCGTTGCGCCCGTCGAGCTAAGGCCCACAGACGCTCCTTGATTACCCGGCCCCAAGGGATGACCGGGAATAACCGTAACCGAACCAACAATGCGATAGATCAACGCCGATTCATGGTATCCATAAACCTGCACTTCACCAACGTCATTATTCGGAATGTCCTCATTCGCCAGACCAATAAAACTGCCTTCGCCATTCAAGCAAGAATTGCTTTCCTGTGCAGCTTCATTCGATCCAACCGAAGAAGTATTCTTGTTGTTGGTCATCAGATACACCGGATAGTGCGTGGTGATCGTCTTACCATCAACATTCGTAATATTCACCCAGACCCTTTCGGCATCAGAGCGATTAACCTGTTGAATTTGCATTTTTAGCCTCTCCTAAAATGCGCCTAGGACGTGTGCGGTAAAGGTATACGTTCCACTGTCAGCAGTAGTCGATACCCGAACACTTCCGTTGGTAGACGTACCACCAGTTGAAGTATTTAGCACTACCTGTGGGGTAGCGGCATCTTCAGCCGGGGTGGAAATGCTGCAAGAGTATACATACCCTGTCTCTGGAACTAATACGATGTGACTATCGTCCTGCTCTCCAGTAAAAGAACCCGTCATAACAACGTGTTCTCCTACAGGCGAGATGGTATCAATAGTCGTAGTAAGTGCTGCCATGACAGTCTCCTACCTATTAAGAGATGCCAGCCAATACACCAAGCTTGCGCCTGTTGTTGACTGCCAAGTTGCCTTGGAAAAGAATCTGGGCAACGAGGGCATCTTGATCGATGGGCTTCTGGAAGCCTTCATCAGTCATAGCAAAATTGGCCTTGCCATGAATGAACATCATAATATGGGCAGAGTTAAGCATGTACATTACGCCGCTGGTGCAGTAGTCATCCCAAACAACTTCTGCGCCTTTGAACTTCAGCGTATCAATGCCAGCATCGGCACCACCAGAAGGATTCTGCTCATAACGAACGCGAGGCGAGATCAATGCCTCCAAAGCTTCATGTACCGTCTGAGTGGTAACGATGAAGTCAGGAGTCGAAGCAACGCCTTCCGAACCACGCGAACAGCTATTGTAAACCGTGCGCATGTTGGAAACGAGGTTAGAAGCAGCGGCACCTACACTAGCTACCGCACGATTGCGCCATGCCGTATTATCGGCGGGATCAATCGAAGCATAGGTAGTAGTAGCAGGAGTCTGATCAACGGCAGCAGTCAAGCCCGTAAGCTGCTTGCTACCAGAGCCAGTGCCATCACTGAAAATACCAGTAGCAACGCCATCACCCAGAGAAAGCTCGGCTTGCCGAATCTTTTCCTGCATGATGTCATTGATCTGGGCCGGACCTTGGTTAGAGCGCAACGTCAAGCCGTCAATGGCAAGACCAACTGCACCCTGCTTCCACGTATACCACGCCGTAGTCTGACCGATGGAAGGAGTAATACTAAGGGTATCCAAACCAGAATACCACTTGAAAGTATTATTTTTCCCGGTCATAACCGGAATGCGGATACGCTCACCACCTTGAAGAACCTTGATACGATTGCCAGACTTGAACCAAGACAGCGTCTTAGCCATATCATAGATATTATCTTGAATGGCACCAGACGAGAGGATCTCATCCAACGTCATCGTAAGCAAGGGTCCATATGTGCGACTTAGGGTCGATTCTCCCGTAGCCATAATGGAATTGCTCCCGTTCTAATGGTTGTTAAGTGTTAAAAGTCTTCCACGACTTGAGGACTGCTTTCGATACAATATCGCTTAAGTCATCATCCTCTTGTCGCAAAGATGGTTCCTGCGCTGGAGCATTAGAGGATCGGTTGTGAGAGCTAGAAGCTCGCGCAACCCTCTGCGCCCTGCTGCCATTGCCACCTTCAGAAAGACCCCTGTCATACTCGGCTTGCATCAGCTTGTCGTAATTGTAAAGGATGTAAAGTTGATTGGGCGTAATGCCTTCCTCTGGTGAACGCATAGACTTGAAAAGGTCACGAACTCCTTCATATATGTCTTGGTTCCAAACAAACTTGTCACCATCCATATGTCCGAAGTCGTCGCCCCACTTGTCTACACCTTCCGTGATTGCGCCCATAGTCATTTCCATAGATCGCTTATCACGTTCTTCAGCATCCAATTCATCTTTGGATACAAGGCCAAGCTCTTCTACGTATGCGTCAAACATTTCACGCTGCTGCTTGGGCATACGCTGTAACATTTGCTGCCGACGAGCCTCTGCGGGGTCGGGCTTTTCCGGTCCTTTAGCCGCATCTTCCAACTTAGCAAGACGCTGCTCAAGTTCCTTATTAGCATTTCCCTGCTGGCTTATTGTTCTTTGAAACTGTTTTACCAGTTCGGCTCCACCGGGAAGAGCGTCAGCATTCTTTTCCAGATAGTCCAGCAACTCTTGTCGACTAGGAGTTTTCTCCGCACCATTTGAATTGTCTGAGAGTCCGTTGCCGGGATCAGATGTATTCGATGCGTTACCATTGCCGGGGGAAGCGCCATTCCCCTTTGCCGCCACTACGGAGTCAATAGCTTCTTTGTTCATGGCAGATTGAAGCTGCTCAAGCTCATCAGAAGCACTGGACGTATTGGCAGACGTAATTTCAGTCATTTTCTATTCTCCTTGAGGGCTACTTTATGCTGGGCAAGTCAGACACACGTTTAACTTCGTCTACAGATTTGCCGTCTTTATTTTCTGTTCCTACGACAAAGTTATATTTGTCTTCCTCTCTTTTTTCTTCTTCTCTACGATGATCATCTAAGCTTCGTCCCGAAAGTCGATCTATGGGCTTAATGCTTTCGGGTGCCTTGTCATCGTAATTTCTTGCTCCACGAACCTTATCACCCGCTTCAATAACATTAAGAGCCTTCATAACTTGCTCCTTATGCCTACGACCATGAATGTCCATATCTAAGGACTCATCGTAATAGGACTCAAAGGGCTGAAAGCCTTTAATAGCAGTTACGGGGAACTGCAAAGCGGCATCGCCACCACATTGGCATTTGATAGTTTTCTTTTTGTCTTCAAGCGAAACAACGACTTCTTTGGTCGTATTGCACGTTTCGCATGTGTAATCATATAAAGGCATTGGATTATCCTATAGGAAGAACCAAGGCACTCATGTCGTTGTCAGCAGATTGCTGCGGCGAAGGTCCACCACCGAATCCCGCACGTTCTGCTGCTTTATCCCCACCGGGAAGGATACCCGTCTTTTCCATTTTCTGCAAAAGGCGAGGCATCACCTGTAGCTCTTCCATCGTAAATTCATTAAGCAAGTCAGCAGGAATGCCAAAATTCTTTGTGATCTTTGCCTGTGCTGCATCCTTCGCTGCTCTGGACTGATCGGCAGTATCCATTCCCTGTGGTTTAGGAGTGCCAGCAGGAGCCTGTCGTGAAGGTGCTGCCATAGGCTTGCGTCTGCCAGCAGGGGCTTTAGGCATTGGCCTAGCCGCTCTGGGAGCTTGCTTCGCTGCGGGAGCAGCGGCGGGTCGCCCAGCAGGACGGGCAGCGGGAGCAGCGGGAGCAGCTTGCCCCCGTGCGGGAACCTGTACTCTACGACCTTGTGCCATTATTTTGCTCCAACTCGTAAGGGTCCACGATGAAGTGGACGGGTTCTATAAGGTAATACCTCTACTGACGATCCTACATTCAAGTATTCAGCAAGATCCATCAAATCTTTTTCCATAAACCGAATACAGCCATGAGAGACAAAGCCTTGGTTCTCAAATCCAGTACCTGTGGCCTTGATATCGGCGGCTGCATGGGGTCCATGTAGTCCATAGCTTTTCCAATCAAGGCCCATCCAGATGGGGCCATAGCTGCCTTCCACTTGCTCGTAGGGAACCTTGTTAATCACTTCGGCAGTGCCAGTAGGCGTAAAATATTTTTTGCCATACCGCGTTCCTGTCGTATCACCTGTGCCTACCGCAAATTGCCTTACTTCCATTCCCTGTGAATCCAATACCGTAGCTATGTTAACATTAGGATCTATCGTCAGTCGGTATGGAGGCTCTGGCTCTGTTGATGCCTCTTCTTCTAGTGCCGCACTGGTAATAACGATCTGTCCCGCAGGAGACTTCCAATCTGTCCCAAGTGCCTCTTGTGTTTTTATCACCATATCAGAAGCAACGGGACTATCTTTTACCTTTTTCGTATCCGATCTTTCGTCTGTCTTTGTCTTGAACGGCAACTCTATCGGCTCTGGATTGTCTACTGGTGCAGGAGTTAGAGGATTTGTCAGTCGATCTATGATCGCTGGGTCTTCAAGATCAACCTCTATTTGCTCCTCTTCAGTTTCCAGTTCCTCCGGTGGAGTGCCTTCAAATCTTTCGGATTCTATCTTTACCTTAGAATCGGTCTTTTTTTTTTGAGTCTCAGGTGTCCATTCAATAGCATTTGGATCATAATTTAGATGCACTAAGCCTTTGCCTTCGTCCATCCAAAAAGCTATGCTTCCACCAAGATTCCTTATGCTTCCCTTAAAACTTCTAGTAGTTGCTCCATCAGCATCTTTTTCTATCGTTATGTCATCTGGATGATATGTATTTATAAAATGATCTAATACTGCTTGCTGTGCCTTAAATTCTGCCCTATCGCGCCTCATGCCCTTTGGCATATCAAGCGTCATGGCAACGCTTTCTTGAGGAGGATTACGGATATAATCTGGCATATCATTGCCTGTGATTGCCCTTTTTATCCCTCCTCCTATGGCCTTAAGATAAGAGCCAAGTCCAAATCCAGTGGTTTCTCTCTTTTTCGTTTCTTCTCCTACTCCAGCTTCTTTTACTACGGTATACCCTGTCTGCCTTTTTTTAGACTCATCTACTCCCGATAGGTCTACTTCTGCTGGAAGATCTGCTTCCTCTGTCTTTGGTCTAAAGTAAGTAGTCCCATCTTTGGGGTTGGTCCAAAACTGCCCTCCCCCCATTCCTCCCTCTCCTTTTGCATTTCTCTGTGCCTCACTTCTAGCAGTAGAGCGAAGAAGACCGGGAGAGGAAACTCCTACACCGGGTTCATTGATCCATGCGGGTGGAGTATCTTTACTCTCTACCGCATCTTCTTTCATCCCCATTGCCTCCCATCGTGATGGAAGTTCATCAGAAGATTCTGGAATCGTAAAAGGTGGATCTGCGGTAGTACCCCACTGTGAAACATGTCCCGATTCTTTGTCTTCTTTAGCCCACTTTTCCTCCATAGACTTTCTATGCTGTTCTGCATCTTCTGCTACAGCGGCAGTAGCAGTACGACTTTTCTTACGCTTTTCTGCGGGATCTATGACAGGCGGCAAGTCTTCTTCTACAGGTCGAGCTTTCTGCTCTGGATAGGGAGTATAGCTTGGTCCCTCCCTACGAGCTTTCGGCTCTGGATAGGGAGTATAGCTTGGTCCTTCCCTGCGAGCTTTCTGCTCTGGATAGGGAGTATAGCTTGGTCCCTCTTTACGAGACTTTGGTTCTAAAGGAGTATGACTTGGTCCTTCCCTACGAACTTTTGGCTCTGGGGGAGTATAGCGTGGTCCAGCAGTGGGTTTAGCACGAGGCTTAAACCGCGCAGATGAAATAGGGGCAGATTGCGTAGACTGTCTTGAGGCGGGTCTACGAAAGTCCCTTCTGCCTTTTACGGGAGCAGCGGGTTTCACTACCTCCTCTGCCTCCTCTACTGGCGCTGCGGCGGGAGCTTCTTCTTGCTTTGCCCAAGGATCTTTGAACTTCTCTGGCTCTTTGGGTGCTACAGTAGAGGGGATGGTCTTGCGTGAACGAGCCGTGCCGTCTTTGCCAATGAGCATGGCTTGAACAGAGCCATCTTTCTGTCGCTCTATAGTCCACTCAGATCCTTCCCCGGCTTTGCCCAAGTTCTTCTTAAGCCAAGGGTCTAGATTTTCTAGTTCTTCGTCGGATAGGGACCACGATGTAAATGCCATGACTACTGACCTTCCGCTGTATTACGTGCTATAGCACTATTGGGACCAGCACCGCCACGATCTACCCTCATGGCATCACCTTGTATTGCGGACTCCGTAGGAGGAGAAGGTTCGGGTGAAGGGCTGGGTCTTCCTCCTCCTCCTGCGGCGAGAGTAGCGAGAGCGTCCTGCGGTAGCCCTCCTCCTTGTGGACCAGCACCGGGGTCGATGACATCGGGCTGAACATCTTTAAGGAAGGGCAAGACGCGCTCTGGATCTTGTATACGGTATCCTCGTATCAATAAATCTTTGACGAGTTCACCTACGTCGATGCCAACGCCATTATTGGCTTGCATGATCAACTGATTGACAGGACCAGAGGCGAGGTTGATCAAGTCCATCCACTGCTTGCGCTCTACAGCCGTTGCCGTAGCAGCAGAAGAGACATTGATCTCAAACTGATACTCGCCCTGCGCCAGTTCCTCTGTGATGTTAACGAACTCAGCAGCGCGAGGGTCTATAAGAAACAGACGCTCTGGTCTGAACTCTGTCGTTAGCTGCCAGAACTTACGGGCCTTACGCACTTGATAAGAGGCGAACTTCTCTGCTCTCTCATCTTCTCTGGCGGTATTGCGCCTGTCTTGGATGTTGGCTTCGGTGGCAGAGTCTGACTTGGGCATGGAGATAGGTTGCGGAGTGCCATTGGCTCTGTCGAACATAGACTGCACGATGCGCAATATCTCGCCCTTCTCTGGCGGTACATCGCCAAACTGTATTGCTTGAATGGCCCTGCCCTGTGCCTCTACCAGCCCTTCCACCTCAAAAGACTCCATGTCCTCTGCTTCAAGGATGGCATCTATCTCCTCTTCCCGTATGTAGCGAGGATCATAGAGGAAGAGGTTTTTCTGCTTGCGAATGACAGAGAGGTAGGAGTCGAGGATCTCATTGACAAGGCTCTGCATGGAGTCGGCACCGCCCATGATAAGCGGTCCCTTGGTATGCCAATCGACTACGCCATCTGCCAGTGAGAGGATCTCACAGGGGAAATCCTCCAGAGAAGTCATCGGCCACTCATCTTCGTAGCGCAAAAACTTGTCGTGGTCTTTGCAGATGTCTATCCACAAATTTTCTTTTTGATTTTGACCTACGATATGACCCTTGGCGAAGATCTCATAGCCTTCTACAAGTCCAAAGTCATCTACCTCCATACCATCGGGCATATCGGGCGCATCTTCCATGCGGAAGTTAGGCTCCAGCCCATTGGTATTCAGATCGCCTTGGTATGCTATCTCATCTATGTGCTTGACATAGCGGAAGGCAATCCACTTAGCATCGCGCAGTCCATCAGAAGCCATAGGATCGATGATGATATCCCCGGCTTTCCAGTGAACCGCATAGGGAGACTCCCATTTTATCGTGGTATTTTTGTCGGGGCTGTCTAATTCAAGGTAATGACGATGGTCGTTGATGTGAGACTCAAGGATGGCAGCGCGTTCTGGGGAGGTATTAGGCTGTTGCAGGAACTGTGTATGCGCCTCTATGTGGGCAACGTGGTTCTGGTCCTGCAAAACCGTTGTTATCTCGCCAGAGATGAGGAATAACGACTCATCTACGGGGTCATCGATGACTCTGCCGGGATTTATGGCAGGATCGGAGATGACCATGCCTTCTATATCGGCAGAATAACCTATTTTGCTACCGCCAAAGGGGCATACGTAGGCATCCAGCAAAGCCCTCTTATCATGCACCAACTGGTCTGTTTCGCGGTACCAGTAGTCCGAAATACGCGAAACGATGCGCTCAGAGCCTATTCCCGCCTTATTGAAGGGATGAACGGTAAAAGTGGGGTCGTGTGCCGCTATATTGGCGATAGATTGGTCGAGATAGCCAAAAACAATATTGGCTTTATTGCGAATACCGGGATCAGAGGTATCTCCCATATTGTATCGCATCTCTTCTTTTTCTCTGGTAGTGGCTGCTTCATTATTATACTGTGCCACCAAAACCTTGGAAGGCTCGAAAATAGGCCGCCAATAGTCTATAGCATGGTCGAGCTTGCGCTTCCACCACTCAAGCTGGGAAGATCTGTCTGAGGGATAGCTTATCACTGTCTATAGCCGATTCGTGAGATACCCGTTGCCGCCTTAGAAGAACTTTTGGGTGTCTTCTTACGCTTTTTCTTCTTCTTTTTACGAGCAGCAGTAGCCGCTTTCTTACCCGCAGCAGTATACGGATAGGATTTTCCATTTACCTTCGGCATAATAAGACTCCTAGATATAGGTATCTAATATCAATTATCTGCAAAACTCCCGGTCATTGCAACTACTATTTTGCTTGTTAGATATCGACCAAGGACCAATAGTCCTCTTCGGGCGGCAGTTCCATAGGCTGGTGATTGCCAGCGATAGGGGCTTCGTTGAAGACATGCTTGCCTCGGCTACGCCGCTCTGAGCGACTGATGATCTCATCGAAGGTGTAGTTGCGAGGGGTCCACTCCTCCCGTGGCGAAGGAGGGACTGCTCCCCCTCTAAGCTTCTCCAGTGCCAGACCCAGCAGGGAGAAACAGTCAACCTCATCATCATGCTTGAAGGTGGGGAACTTGATGAGGGTTTCCTGTACATCGGCTACCCAAAAACGATCTTTGGGAAAAAAGACCTTCCCCTCCTGCGCCCTACCCTGTATCGCTCTGGCACGTACCGTCTTGTCTTTGGAAGGGGTGAACTGCTCCCGAAAGCAGTATATACCTCTCTCCTTCATGCGCTGTGAGAGGAAGGGACCGACAGAGTTGAGGATCTGCCCCCGCTCCTCGCACCACATGACGGGCTTCCACTTCTTCATAAGGTCTATACAGGACTCTATCCACTCTACAGGCTTTGCCCTCTTCTTCCAAACATCGCATACATAGATGTTCTCTTCGGTGTCTACGGCAAATATTATGTGGACGGTGAAGTCAGACCCCCTGCGCTCAGAGGTGGCATAGTCGGAGCATCCATAAAACCGCAGTTCGGAGATGGGTGGCATGTCTACCAGTTCATTGCGCCCATAGGTCTTAAACCAATCCATCTGAAAGTAATCGCCATGATCTACGGTGGGAGACTGCTGGTAGAGTGCTTGGAACTCCCGGTTTTGAAGGACAGACTCTATCTCCTTCAGTGCCGTAGTATCGTACCATTCAGGCCATAGAGCCTCTCCCGGCATTCGCCCCAATGGATCGTCTTCCTTGGCGATAGCAGGGAGGTTGAGCGTTTCCCACGGTGGTACATTGGGATCGTCTTCGGCTTGCTTAAGCAATCGCCCTGCAAGGTCATCATCATGCCATCGGGTCATAATGACTACGATAGAAGCATGAGGCATAAGGCGGGTAAAAGCGGTAGAGCGATACCAGTTCCATATGCGCTCTCTCTCCGCAAGGCTATCTGCTTCCTCCCGGTTCTTATGGGGATCATCAATGAGGAGGATCTTAGCACCACGACCCGTAGTGGCTGTGCCTATGCCTACGGCGAAGTATTCGCCCCTATGGCCTTCGATCTTCCACTTGTGGGCAGCAGCAGCATCTGTGGCAAGCTCTATCTCTGGGAAGATGCGCTTGTATTCTTCGGAGTCTACGATGTTACGTACATCGCGCCCAAAGTCGGAAGAGAGGTCTTGACCATACGAAGCAGTAATAATGGGATCATCGGGATGCCGCCCTATATACCAAGCAGGGAAACGGCGAGAAGCCAACTCGCTTTTGGTATGGCGCGGCGGCATGGTGATCATCAACCTGCGGCACTCACCTCGCTCTACACGCTCCAGCGCATCGGCAATAAGCTCATGGTGACGAGCTTGCTCAAAGTCGGGAAAGGTCGCCTTAGTAAAAGGCAGTAGTCTATTAGCTGCCTCCCGCCTCTTGAGGATAAGCTGTGCGGCTTTTACCGCATCAAGCTGTTTCTGCGAGTTGCTCAACCTCACCTTCCTGTGTGCCTATCTCCACGCCTTCAGAGACATCGAACTCCGCAGGGACAGCATTCTGCTCTACGATCTTCAGCAGTGCCTCCGTAGACATGTCATCCAATGTCTTCTTCTCTTCTATCGTCTGATGGATGACCGCTGCCTTCGGTGCGTGTAAACCAAGGATCTTACAGCGTTGGTCGATACACCACTGGATCTTATCCAGCCACTTGGTGTCTCCAGCAGGGCTAGAGGAGTTTGTCTTCGACGTAAAGCTGGTATTGCCCGTATTCATCTCCGTAGTCGAAGACTTGCCCTGCTGAGAGAGGTGATAGCCTTCCCACGCCACTTTCTCCAGATGATCCACCTTCGCCAACTGCATAGCCTTCGCCGCATTGAAATCAAATAATGCTTGGCTCTGCCATGTCTGCTGAAGCTCTGCAAGAGCCTTCTGAACCGTAGCACGGCTAATAGAAAGCTCTTCGGTCATCTCTCGTTGCGAACGACCCTTGAGATACATGTCGGCTAACCGTGCCGCATCAAAAGCCTTCTCCAAGGTCGTGCGCTTCCTCTTAGGGTTCGTACTGACAGGCTTAATCCTTCTGGGCATCGTCTATGATCTTTCTCAAGTCATCATAAGGGAAAACCGTCTGACAGGCTCTACAGACATACTCATACGTCTGCAATTTCCAAATAACTCGCGTTTCTGGATGATCACAGCCCTCAGACAACTTCCGCATCGCCATATGAGCATCGGGCCACTCTAAATACACCCTATCCGCAATATAGGTTCCATAAACATGCGGAACATACTCTTCCATCAAAACAAAGTGCGCTGGGCGTATTCACTCTCAGGCACCAAAGCCTTCATGGCCGAAATCATCTCATTTCTACGCTCTGGACTGAAAATAGAATCCGCATCCTTCAAAAACGTATCAACGATACTAATAGCACACAGACGCTCCGATACAATCTCATCAGAATACGCCAAAGCATCTTTGCCATTCATAAGATCGTCGCTATCGTTGTACCGTCTTCAGAAGTCTCATACAGAACATTGAACTCCTCATCCAAGTGAGACTCAACCTTCTGCCCCATCGGAAAAACATCTTCAGCCTTCTGAACCCTGACCTCTATAGCCTGTGGTTGCCCCTCCTCCAAGAACTGCGCAATACGATTGTTCGTCGGCAGAAAGGGAACATCATCACCCTGCAACTGGCGCATCAGACGTTCATGGTCATCCAGATTCTGATTAGGGTCCGACATATAAACCTCCCAATGATATACGTATCTATACATACAATATACGAATATGTTCCACGTGAAACATACACAATTTTTTTATATAGGGTAATAGTGGGAGGAATATGGTCTGTATTGTGTAGGTGTATTAAATAATAAATTACATGACAGCGGGGGAACGACGATTCGGCGGGGGCATTATGCAACGGGGGAATCGTCTGTCAGAATCGGCCCAAAATCGTCTGTCAGACAAGTCTGTTCGTCTGTTTTGGGCCGATCAGAGCCTAAACAGTGCGCGTCATAACGTGTGCTGTTCAGTTCAAGATTCTTTGAACGCGTCTGATGGATGATATCCATGAGAATCTGAGCCGTAGGGAACTGAACTAAGCGGCTCACCCTGCTGTCCTACGGCACCCTGTTTTGGGCCGATTGCTGTCTGTTGTCGGTCCCGAAGGCACTCTGTTGCTGGTCTGGTCTGGCTTGTCAGGCTTTTCTGAATACCATTCAGCATATATGTAAGGCCATTCTCAGCCCTCTCTGAATACCATTCAGTATATACATAGGGACTCGACTTGAGGAACTGGATGAGGTCTATGGATACCATCCATCACGCTTGAGTGTGCCAAATGGTATTTGGAGACTTGAGGTTTGGAGTGAGGCGATCCCCAAGGGGATCAACGTGTGTAAAGCAGAGCTTGGCGTGTGTGTAGTAGTCTGGGTTGGTCGATTTTGGCGATGCAGAATTTGCAGCCCTTTTTCCTACGGAAGAGTCGAACTATCGTAGGCGCGAATCATTACTTAGATGTGCGCGTTGGATGCAAAGTTTGCTGGCCGATTTCGCTGGTTTTGTGGGATTTGCTGCAAAATCTGCACTTTCGGAATGGCCTTGCGCGGAAGCAAAGCTTCTTATGCGTGTAATCGTAGGCATGTGGGACGTACGTGGCTCTAAAGAGCCTATTCGCGTGTTGGGACTTTGGCTAATGCGTGGGCGCGAAACATATAGTCCGTGCGCGTCGTTGGGCTTTGAGATCGGCCAAAAAATATTGCGCATTATGCGAGCGGGGATTTTTGTGGATCGGGGCTGGCACGGCGATTGCAACGGTAAAAGCTGACGGCGGACCAGTTCAACGGTTCGATCGTTTTCATCACCCCCTCGATGGAGCAAACACAGCAGCGTCCAGCAGCGAGGGAGCAGGGCAGGTCAGAGGCACTGCGGTTCGCCGACAATAGATCGGCCATCGCAGAGAGCTTGATCGGGTCCGTAGACATAGCCAGCCGAGCCGGGGTTAAAGGCCCCAGAGCAGCCGCTCGTATGAAGCAAAGCTGGTGGGTCATCCGAGGGAAGACATGATCGGTTTGACTGTGAATATGGCAAGTCGCAGTGATCAGACTCAACAGTGAATGTGGTCAAGGCACGCCACCCCGTAGCAGTTCATTTAGACTGCCGTGATCGGTGGAGCAATAGTCTCCAAGCTACACGACTAAAGGTGTAGTGAACAACGCACAACTAAAGGCGCGTTGTTTAGGACGAGGCAAACGCCATTTCGGACCTCACCAGAGGTGGATTTGGATTTCTTGACTAACAGCTTAAAAAGCTGTGCTGTGATCTTGTCCTCTATCAAATACGCCCATAGCCGAGCGGATAACCGCTCGACAGCGCGATCAATTGCGTGTTATAACGCGCTATTGATCAAGAGGCTGTGGCAGTCCAGTAGTGGCTGTCGGGTGAACAAGTTCACCGCTGTGCTAAAGCCTTGGAATTCACCATCAAGCACAGCCTTTCACATACAGTGACTCATTAGAAGTCACACCACGCAAAAGGAGCCTATCATGGCAACTTCCAACGTCCCCCAGATCAACCTCAACCGTGCCGTATCGACCAAGTCGATCAAGGGCAAGGTCAACCCCAACAACCCCATGACGAAAGGTCAGGCGCGCCTGCTCTACTTCGCGGTCAAAGAACTGACGGGGGCGCGGTTGGACCTGTTCAGCGTCAACACTCCGGCTCTGGTCCACAGCGACATCACTGAGTTGTGCGGTGTGCTGTCCAAGGACAGCAACGCGACTCAGGATGAGCAGCAGTTGGCCATTGAGATTCTGGTCAGCGACCTCCGGGTTCCGGTGCTGGAGTCGGCACCCCGTCCTGTTTCCTCTGCTGGCCGCGCCGCCGCCGCTAAAGCCCCGAGCATCCCGGCACCAGAGGCTGGCAAGGTCGGCATCGAACCGACAGAGCCGAAGAAGATGACCAGAGCGGAGTCGCTGGCCAAGGCCAGAGCCGCCAAGAAAGCCAAGGCAGAGGCGGCCAAGGCAGCCAAGGCGGCGGCACCAGCGGCACCGAGCTTGCCCGTGGTCACCCAGACTTCTGCCGCGCCGTCTGAAAAGACTGCGGATGAGAAGCTGGCACTGTTGGTCAGCGGCATTGCGGATCTGATCAAGGCCATAGCGTAGCATACCAGTACCTACCGTGTATGGCCTTATCAAGGCTGTGCATGGTAGGGGGGTCGGGCAGATCAGCACTGTCCCTGACGAAGACCATATGGTCGAAACCCCGTCAGCTTGCTCCATAACCATGCCGTATCGACATAGTCGATTCTTGGGGAGCAATGATTCCACCACTGTTCCAGCAGTTTGACAGAGTCCCTTAAGGGATCTACGGTTCTTGTCCCATCAGACTGCTGGGCTAATAAGCACACCACAACTGTTCCGATAGTCTGAGATATCGCGGCTTGACACGCCACACCCCATAGTGGGCATCCGAATGGAAGCGATTAATCAGATTATTGGAACAGTATTCACACCACAGAGGGGAAACTCTGATGAATTACGCAATGGTATCACGCATCAATGCCTTTGGCAGAGGACAAGTTTGGGTCTATGTGGACCTGCACACCCACCGCATTGCTCTGCCGTATGTATTTGAGACACAGAAACAGGCAGTTGACACAATGGGATCGCCTGTTGTTGAGTATAATCCAGACTACTGGAACAGATTGAACATATATGAGTTGGCACCCAATCCTGTTACCACACCACCTATGTCTGAATCAGACATTTCTCAGAAAGGAGCAAAATGAAAACTCCGAAGATCATCAATGTGGCAGAGATGCTACAGAAAACCCGCCGCACCACTGCCCGTGCAGGGCAGAGATTCGTAGACAAGTCGAAGTATACCCGCAAACAGAAGCACAAAACCCTCTAATAGGAGACAGAATCATGCCAAGTCTTACCCACAATCAACAGATCGCAATGGCCGTTATCATCGGTCAGTCCAACACCAGCAACGCCCGTATTATGGCACAGGAATCTTTGAGGAACGCGGAGTCTGAAGAGAACTATGCACTGGCAACAGACAGCGATAGCCGCCCCGCCCACATGTCTGTCAGCAAGACAGGCGTATACACCTTTCGCACGGTCAGCTAACATGGACTTCCTACAGTCGGCACTGGTCATATTAGGCATTTCCATAGGCATAACCTTTATTTGCTACCTTGTGGTCACTAAACCAGAGGAGGATTGAACATGCGAAACAATAATGGGTTCACGTTCAACAGGCTCAACGAGTCTACAGTTGTTGTCAGCAATCAGAGTATGCTGACGGGCCACTTTAACTCCCAAGAGTGGCATGTTCCTTTTGACACCTTCCAGAGAGGCTATACAAAGTGGCTGGCTGGCGCATTTATACAGGACGCTATGCCCTTCCTGTCTGATAATCAGCGGGAGTTTGTGATGTCTGGCATCACAGAGGAAGAGTGGGATCTGGAATTCAAGGACATGTAAAGAAAGGAGTGATCTATGTTTCACATAGACATCGTGCAGACTGCCGTCAGAGATAGCAAGGGACGGTTCACTGGAGAATACAAGATAGAGTTCTCCAGTTTCTTGTTAACAAGAATATTTGGTGGCGATACCATCCCCTCCAACAGGGGATTGCTAAAGGCACAGCTTGTCTTGTGTCCTCTGATATTGTGGCTAACTTATTCTCTCACAGGGGGTTAGATGACATGGGAAGTTTAGTGCATCTCGCAGAGCAATTGACTAAGAATCCGCAGAGTAAAGTTATCAACTTTCAACAGAAGGAGGTAAAGCCATTGCCAAAAAGCAATGAATCAGACCACAGTCCAGCCACTAAGAGACAGCGGGGTTGGATCTATTACAACCTCAAACTCAGCACCTACAAAGTATCCATCAGCAAGGTGGAGATGAGTGTGCTGATAGAGCGTAGCCAGCGCAACAGTGAAGAGAAAGCCAAGGTCAAATTCAGACTGCTCCAGATGGGAGCAAAGGAGGTGGCGTAGTGCAGATCACTATTGAACTCAGCGAAGAAGACACAAGGATCGCACGGTCTATTGTGTCTGGCCAGACACACTTTGTATTGAACAGCCATTGTCTGGAGGATGCGGTTATCACGGGTGTATTACATCAGATCCATAACAACACAGCAATCTGGGCAGCTACAGACAAGCTACTTAACAGAGGGGGTTTCGATGGTGAACACGATCAAGATCTGGCAGAACAGCAGGATATTTGCAACACTGACGGGGCTGGTGCGCCCGTCAAAGAACACGAAGACAGGGCCGATGATGGCGATATCCCTACTGGACAAGAGGGACACGCCGACACAGATCATCAAGCAGAAGAAAGATGACAGTGTCTGTGGTGATTGCAAGCTACGTGGCAGGATCTGCTACGTCCACCCCATGTCTCTCAATGGAGTCTGGAAAGCAGCAGTAGATCAAGTTGTATCGGCACTGCCAAAGAGACTACGTGCTGTAAGGTTCGGCACCTATGGCAACCCCAGCTTGCTCCCTCTGGGATTGGTTAAAAAGGTAGCCGCCAAGGCAAAGACTTGGACAGGTTACACTCACGATTGGGAAACCTGTAACCCTCAGTATAATAAATATTTCATGGCATCCATAGACCCCTTCACCGCACAAGCGAAAGGACGCACAGCTATAGAAGACAAAGCTGAAGCAAATAGAATGGGATACAGAACCTACAGGACCATCGGCTCAATCAAAGAATTGTTGCCCGATGAGATCCATTGCCCCCACGAAGAGAAAGGAGTGCAGTGCATAGACTGTGGACTGTGCAGTGGGAACAGTATCAAGGCCAAGAACATTGCCATCACAGTAGGTGGCGCACCAAACAAACAGGTCCATTATCTTAAAACCATCAAGGAGATTGCCTAATGTCATACCATGAGACAACGATTCAAGTAGACACTGAAGTAGATTTAGGGTTCGATATATCCGTAGCTGATAGCTATAGTGGAACAGCATTTGACTGTGACGTAGACTTCAGTGGCACTGACATTGAGATCACCATTGACACCTCAGATTTTCGTGATGAGATCAAAGAGGAAATCAAAGAGACTGTCAAAGATGAACTCTACGAAGATATTAAGGAAGAGATCATCGAATCCATTGCACACGCCGACAACCCATTCGCCAAGTTGGCAGCATTCGTCAACTCCATTGATCGTCCTCATAAACGAAGCGTAGATTCTCGCATCGACAACGCGGTTATAGCATCTAACAAGACGCTGGAAACGTCTTGGACCAACGTCTGTGCTGAGAAAGACAAGGAGATAGAGCAGCTAAACAAAGACAAGCTGGAGCTTGCAGAACACATCAAGTTAGAGAAAGAGAAAGGAGAAGAGAAGCCAGCATTGACTGTTCATTTAGACCCACCGCAACCCGCATTCCCTAACAAATTTAACACGGAGGAAAAGTAACATGCGAACTGGACTTGATGGAGAGCGTGGACCCGTAGTCGCCTTGGCTGAGAAGCTGGAAGAGCAGCGCAACAACATCGCAGACTACAGAGGGAACACTGGAGGGATGTCGGCTGTGTTGAACCACACAGAGGACGGCATCGACGGCATTGCTCTGGCACTGGAGAATGTCGGAGCCTTCCCCACTAACAGGATCTGTGACTCGCAGATCGCTGCGCGGCTCAAGATTCCCAAACCTTATTGGGATCGTTGCCGTGACAACTCACCAGAGTTGTTGACCACCAACGTCAACCACTGGCTGCACAACGAGCCAGAGGACAGGATGTTTCGCACCTTGGCTGGAACAGGTCGAGCCTTCCTGTCCAATCGCTATCGTAGCTTGGACAACTACGATCTGGCAGAGGCTGTGCTGCCGCCCATGATCGAAGCAGGGTGTGAGGTCAAGTCTTGTGAGATCACGGATAGCCGCATGTATATCAAGGCTATCACCTACGAACGCACTGCTGACATCAAGCAGGGCGATACAGTTGCTGCGGGTATCATGGTCAGCAACTCAGAGGTAGGGCAGGGTGCCTTGTTTGCCGGGGCTTTCACGGAGCGTCTGGTCTGCACCAATGGCATGGTCCACAACGATTGGGGCCAGCGCAAGTATCATGTCGGTGCCAAGCAGACCTCTGGCAACTTGGATCTCAACAGTGCTTGGGAGTTGTTCAGCGACAATACCAAGAGCCTGTCAGACCGTGCCTTCTGGGCGCAGGTATCTGATACGGTGCGTGGTGTGCTGTCACAGGACGGCTTTGATCGCATCGTTGAGGACATGAGGGAAGCGGCTGGCGAAGCTATCGACACCGACCCCATCAAAGTTGTTGAGCGGACACAGAAGAAGTATAAGCTCAACGACACAGAGAAGGGTGGCATCCTACAGCACCTGTTGCAGGGTGGAGAGATGTCGAAGTGGGGTCTGGCCAATGCGGTCACTCGCACGGCAGAGGATGCCAGTGAGTATGACCGTGCTACTGAGATGGAAGCTCTGGGCTGGAACATCGTCAAGATGCCAGCCCGTGAGTGGACTTCCCTTATCGCTCAGTCGTAGTCACCATAGAGGGGCAGGGTCGAGTGGCCCTGCCCCTCCTTACCATAGGAGATATCTATGGCACAAACACCAGATTTCCGCAATTATCCTAAGTGTATACGGTGCAACGTAAGACCTTCGATACCATATACACATAAAGAATCCCACTATTGTTCACCATGCGAATTAGAGATAATTGTTGAGAACAGGAGAAAGAGAAAAGAGTATCAAGAGAAACGAAATCAAGAGAAACGAAAATAGGAGATATCTATGGCACAAACACCAGAAGATTTACTGGATGGGTTCATAGAAGTCACAGCATACATGCTTATCAGTCATTGCAAGGAACAAGGTTGCAGCCTTGAGCTTGGGATAAAAGATTGGCAAGATGAACTGCCAGAGATACAAGAGAAGTTAGCAGAGAGAGTCATAGACAAAGCCCATAGTATTCACGCAAGCAATTATCATAGGAGCAAATACGATGACCACTAATGCAAATCAAAAATTGTTTAGCCTCACTCAGCTTGTAGCTAAGATGAAGGCTGTTGATCCACAGCAAGCACGATTTAGGAATGACCGTATCATAGAGAATCTCAAGAAGCGCAAGCGCACGGCGATGAAAATCGCCTCATCTATACATGGATCATACAATGCCCACTTCCTATTGGAAGAAGGTAAAGATGATCCAGAATTGGTAGAATTATATGCCGTGCAAGAGGGTATCAACCGTGCCGAAAGCCTGTATCGCACCTTTGAATCCGTGTGGACAAACTATTGTGCAAGGTACTGGACAGAGCAACTGTATCCAGAAGACTACCTTGACGATTACAGCTAAGGAGTATATAAATGCCAAAACCAGAAAAGGAAAAAGACAGGTACGGTAACCTTTTGTTTCGTGCAAACAGAACCCGACCAATCTCGTGGGATCTGGGTGATCCCAAAGTGCATGTTAAGACAGATATAATGAATGAGCTTATGAGATTCCGAAATATCAAAAACATTTCAGAGCTTGGCAGGGCAATGGATGTGCATCCTTCTAACTTGTATCGCATCAATGCTGGCAAAATCCTACCTAACTACACAACGCTTGCTCGTATGTGTCTCGTGTTGGGTTGCCAGCCAGCAGATCTACTGTATGTAGATTATAATCTTAGTGATTGAGATGCTTGACCACCTTCATCTCAATATAGCCCCAATCAAATGGCACTTGAAAGGATTGATCTTTGATTTCCATCTCTGTAACGACAGAACAGAATTGATTGACCGCATCCTGTAGTTCGTAAGGCACCGTGTAGGATGTGGACTCTGGCTCTGGCAGCACCGGAAGATTCTGCCCCACAATCTCATTGCGCATAGCGCGTAAGTGTCCAGCAGACCACTCTTCTTCTTCTGCCTTGTCCAGTAGGTGATCCCTGTCTGCCGTGTTCTCCATACCCGCCACCTCAAGGTGATGAGTCCATGATAGATCACGGCGTTCCACAGGAGGGAAGACAGACGCTACCCATGCACAGTTTCTAAGGGTAGTGTCTGACTTTCCAGTGAGGAAAATTGCCTGTGAGTAAGTGTCTGGGAATTTGTTCTCGCCATATAGAATCCAATCTCCAATCCAAAAATTAATATGCTTGTGTATGGTTTGGAGAATAGCTCCAGCCCTAACCCATTCGTCCCATGACGTTTCGTCTGGGATCATATAGTGACCGTCTATGAACGCACCAGACAGACCAGATACTTTACGCAAGGTATCTTCTTGCTCACTCATTACATCTCCTTTACTGGCGTTGCCAGATCAAAGCTCAACAAATCATTAGGCTTGCAATCCAAGGCAAGGCATATCTTACCTAATGTTTTAGCACTAATGTTTCGCTGGCGAGAGTTCCATATATCATTTACTAAATTCTTATCGGTGCCGCTTATCTCAGCAAGTTTCTTTTGCGAGTTAACGCCACGACTACGGCATACATGTTGTAGGTTCCAGCGTAGCAATATTAAATTATCCATCCACCAAATATATCCATCTATATGTGGATCGTCAACGATTCTTGTTGACAAGAATCCACATTGGAACATATATTATGAACGATAAAGATCGAATTGGCTGGATTATCTTGGCAGTCTTAACCTTCACCTTAACCTATTTAATACTCACCTAACCCATGCCCTTGGAGAAGGCATGGAAGCAGCATATCGTAGCGGCAATAATGCCGTCCAATATCAATTGCAATTGAAAGGAAATGATCATGGTAAGTGTTCCCCTTCCCAAGGGTGACTTCGTTCCCCATCCCACTGGGCAGCACGAAGGAACCATCTTTGAAGTAGAGGTTCGCCTCAACGAAGCAACCCAATACGGCCCAAAGAATCGGGTCATCTTAAAGATCGAATCCGACACCAAGATGAAGGACAACGATGGCAATCCCATCTTCGATGACGAAGGAAATGAACGTGGCTTTGTCATCTGGGATTGGTTGACCGTTGCCCGTAAGCAAGGGTCGCGGTTCAGAGATCGTCGTGAGGCAGTGCTGGGCCGACCCCTTGGTGAGGCAGAAGCTCGCTCAGATGAGATGGACCCGCACGAAGAGTTCGCTGGCAAGAAGATTGCCTATGTCGTGAAACATGCTCCCGGCAAAGAAGCTGGTCAGGTGTATGCTAACATAGAGGCAATGTGGTTGCCTAACGGCACTGCTGATTACGATGAAGAGGCCCCGGCTTCCGAAGCATCCACAAAGCGCATCAAAAAACTTGAGGCAGCCCTTGAGTTAGACGATGAGCAGATCTGTGGAGTTCGTGAGAAGTATTTGAAATCGGATTCCTTGGATGGCGTTTCCGGTAAGCTTGCCGATGAGTATATCAAGGCACTGGAGGCAGAGGTTCGAAAGCGGGTTCCTGCGGAAGAAGATGACGATCTTCCTTTTTAATACCCCCTAAAAGTTTCAGAAATTTTCACCCCACGGGGAGCAAGGCATCTCGGTCTTGCTCCCCACTTTTACCTAACCATAGGAGGCTTGCCACATGGCAAAGCAACCCGAAGGCGTAAGCAAGAGTGATATGTTCTATGTTGATAACCCCAACATGATCCAGATCGTGGAAGGGTTCAATCACCGTGAAGACTTTTCAGACTTAGACAATCTGGTAGAGTCTATCATTCAGCGTGGCATAGACACACCACTGCATGTCCGCAGGAACCGTGGTAACAAGGAGCAACCCTTTGCTTTAATCGCAGGAGAACGCAGACTAAGGGCTGTATCTCTGGCCCATGAGAATGGTGCCAGCCACATCCGCATCCCTGTCATCGTCAAGCAGGTAGATGACAAGCAAGCGTTTGAAGACAGCGTGGTAGAGAACATCGAACGCAAGAACTTGAACCATGTCGAAGAGTCTAATGCTGTAGTTCGCATGGGACAGTTTGGATACAGCGTCAAGGAGATTGCCAATAAGTTCAGCCGCTCTGATCAGTGGGTAAGAGAGCGTCAGGTATTGGCAGAGGCGCACAGCGAAGTGAAGAAGGCTGTGATCAAGCGCAAGATCCCTACCGATGTAGCAGTGGGACTGGTCAAGGCCACGGATCTTCCGAAGCAAGCGGGTGAGCTAAAGAAGATTCTTTCTAAAGCTCAAGGCTCCAAGAAAAGCACTCGCAAGGCAGCATCTCAGATCAGTGGTAAGAAGGTGCGTCCCGGTGTGCGAGATCTGGAGAAAGTTAGGACAGCAATCAGCACCGCAGAAGGACTGAGCGAAGAGAACAAAGACCTACTCCTTGCTATACTGGAGTATGCTCTGGGAGAACTTCCCGAAGCGGATCTTGGTCAGTACATTGATGTTCTCTGTGGCGCATAAGTAATAAGATAGGGTGGGGTTCGCCCCACCCTATCTTATTTATTTATAAGGAGTTGCGATGAAGATATCTCTAAGTGAAAAGCCCAAGTCACAGGCTCAACAAAAGACCTTGCACTACTTTCATAATGGCAATGCTCCTTACTGGAAAATAGATACTCCAAGTCACAGTGATCCAAATATTTTTTGGACTCTAACCTACTGCAAAGATACCGGAAAGCTTGAGTGTAATTGCCCAAGCTCTACTTATAATTGCAAGCACGTTCAGATGTTTAAGGTTAGATTAGGAGAGGCGTTCTTATCTATGTGCTTTGATGAGGAATATGAATTGCCCTTGGTTCATTTGGCAAACATAATCCACAAAGCATTTCACGATTACCATCTTATACTGGAAGATCCGGTGCCGCTATGAACGAAGGGACAAAGGTCATTAACGATAAGGGAGAATTGCTATGCAATATACTTCCCAATCTTAATAAGTCTGATGCGTTTATATGTTTCGGTGTGAAGTTCAACAACGATGGCAATGACGAACTTGCCGTTGCCTCCTTTGGAGATAGGGAGGGCATCGTAGCTTCGATAGCTTACTTGCTATCGGATAATACTTACAATGAATTATTGCCAGCGATACTTGAAACGGTGGCACGTATAAACGCAAACAATTCAGAAGACACTTGACACAATATGTATATATGTGTATCTTAGAGAGCGGAACTGGATGATGAAGGCATCCAAAATATTTCTTTGCTGCCCCCATGGACATTCCTCCTCAGTGGCAAAGAATAACCAGTGAGTGTGTTGCCTTCATCAACATGCTTACTGGTTTTTTTATTATCCTTGTGCAACACTACGGACTTGCAAGGGGAGTGAGTTTGTAGTGTGGGGGAGGGAGACTCCACAGCACAAGGAGGTGAGTAGGGAGTAGCGAGATGGGTGGCGATAGGGGAGGTACCCCTATGCTGGGGAGTCCTATCTTGCCGTGACCTTCCTACTCACCACTTCTTTTTTATCTTGGGTCTGCGAAGCAGACCCAAGATATCTACCCGCTTCGCAAGACAAGGGAAAGAGAGAGGGAATAACATGCAGTCTTTAAAGCCTTACATCCACAGGCGTACCCTGTACAGCATTCTTAAGCCTGTATATTGTCATCCCCCTACGGGGGATGTGCGCGCACGCGTTATATAGGGGAGAAAAATCATGGGAACCGTAGTCCAACTGGACACTGCACCAAGTCTCAAAAAATATTGGCGGCAAAAGATAGCCGATCTCATCAAGGAGTCTGGCATCGAAGACTCTCTACTCCGTGAGCTAACGGAGAACACAACCCAGAGGAAGTCACTGCTATGGCGAATTGATCACATGAACTACAGCCCAAAAGAATTGGAGGACATGTATCACCAATACGCTCCGGTGATTGCTGAGTCTGTGAACCGTGCATCGGAGAAGAAGCAAGAGCAGGAGAAGAAACAGCAAGAAAAGCGTAAGGCCAAGAGAGGTTGGTGATGAAGATCCCTGCCAGAGAATCCGTTGCAGCACCACTCCCTGCTCCACGATGGAAGATGGGAGAACTTAAAGCAGAGGAACTCATCGCCAAGCTTGTTGACAGAGTAGACCTATCCTACCCAAGAGCAGTCAAGGATAAGTCGATCAACCTACAGACAGCCCTTGCTATCGGGGTTGTTAAAGCCATGCTGAAGATGGCAGAAAAGGATGGGTTGCCACTGAAAGAATTAGTCGAGCTTGACTTGATGCAGTTAATGCTGGACCTCATCGCATCAGATAGAGACATAGACAAAGGGGAGGTCTTGGATAAATACCTACAACACAACTCAGTCTATCTACCCAAAGAGAAAGGTGTGTGCCAATGACAGAAGAGGAGCAAGCTTTAAGCGAATCGTATTTCAAAGATGCGGCAGAGCTATTAGAGAAAACATATCGCCGCTTCTACACTGGAAAGAGAGAGTCTCTTTTCGTAGAGGATTTGGATGTGCTGTGGGAAAACGTCCAGCCAATGAATGGGTATGAGTTCTTGTTGTCTTGCAAGAAGCATATCAATGACTTCACTGGCGATGACCGCAATGCTGGTGATTGGTTTCCTACGCCAGCCAACCTAAAGAAACATGCCATCACAGTTGAAGCAGAACGGGTGGCTGAACACCAGAAGCAACGAGCAGAAGAAGCAGAAAAGAAAGGACAGAAGGTTCCTCTTGGCAAAGAATTTACTACAGTTCCAATCGAAGATCCTTACTTGCAGCAGTTGATGGGCAAGAGATTTGTCGAATGCTACAGTAGTGACTTAGCTAAGTGTCAGTCCTGTTACGACTCAGGATACGTACGCTTCTACTACTATCCAGAGAAGCGATCACATGTGTTCTTAGGAAAGGAATGGTTGGATCTATGGGATAGAAACCAAGAGCAAGCAAAGATGTTCCGCATGGCACTGGCAATATGCGATGACTGTGATGCCGCAAAGGACGTTCTCTACAAAGAGAGCGAGAAAGAAAAAAGGTTTCAACAGCCACTGCTCTTCGACATCAGACGATTGGTGGCAGCAAGAAAAGAGAAGCACCAGAAGATACTACGCCGCAAAGATCTTGCGGCTGGAGATCAAACCCAACTGGATGGAGGAGATTATGTCTAAGAAAATTGCAATGAGCAAACTGCCGCATGAGGTGGAGGTCATAGAAATCTCCACAAAAAAGGCCAAGGAATATTTGGATGGGACATTCGACAGGAATCGTCCCATCGTTCAAGATGCCGTAACTCACTACCACAAGCAGATGAGAGAAGGTAAGTTCTTAGTTGCCACACCTCTTGTTGTGGCACTGGTGGAAGAAACCAATAGGTTGGTGCTGGTAGATGGACAGCATAGGCTTTCTGCTGTCATCATATGGAAGGGCAAGATGACTTTCACCTTGATGACATACTACTTGGAAACCGAAGAGCAACTGTCAGAGCTTTACGCTTGCATAGATGTCGGTAGGTCAAGAAACCTTACGGACAACGTAAGGGCGCAAGGCTTTGAAACTGAGTCTGGTTTAAATAAAATAGAAGCTACTCGCTTTGTATCTGCCATTCAATGGGCAGAAACTAAACGTCCAGCATTTTTAGCTAAGACCTCTGTGGCTGGTAGTTATGCCGATCAAATAAACAACGCGAGAGGATGGATGTCTGAAGGAACAGAGTATTTTCGCTGTGCCAAAGACGCAAAGGGCATGATGAAATCACTGAGTCGGCGCAAGCCTGTCGTAGCTTGTGGCTTGATAACCTTCAGAGGACAGCCATCAAAGGCGGCTCAGTTTTGGCGGGGAGTATTCTTAATGGACAACATTCCTGCCAACGATCCAAGAAGCAAGCTGCACCACAAGCTTGTTGAAATGGCACAGGACAAACAGTCACATGGAAGCATGGGTGCAGTCTTGTTGGCCCGTGTTGTCTGCACATGCTGGAATGCGTTCATAACAAATCGTGAGTTAACTATCATTAAACCTATTAAGAAACTTGCATTTCAGCGGTGCAAGTGGAGGGAGGAATAAGATGAGCTATACTATAGAATATAGGCACCAGATGGATCGTGACGAATTTTGGAAAGACGAACCTCGTATCCGTGAAGATGAATTTGAAAACCCAGATCATATTTCTTACGATGTCCTATTGGCATTGCAAGAGACAAGAGATATAATAGCGCGACCTATGTATTTTACATACATGAGTACGGGAGACAACAGAACATTACGCCATCCAATGGGTGATGCTGTTGATCCACATTCAGATAGTCATGTTAAGTTTTCTTTACACAAATGGGGGATCGACCACGGTGAAAGTAAGGAGCAAAACAAGATTGTCGAGAGTCCTAATGCGTTTGGACAAGCATTGGATTGGGATTGCAATACTCATAGCCTTGATGAGTTGTTTGAGGTATATCTATTGCTTGCTCAGAAAACGAAATGGACAGGAATCGGAGTCTATCCATTTTGGATCAACAAGGGATTTCACACCGACATGAGAAACAGCGATCACCCTTCCTTTAATGCTCATTGGTTTAGGATGAAAGATGGCAGCTATCACTCACTGACATGGCCTAACTGGAAAAGAGAGGTGATCAGTGGTGCTGGCATCTGAAACTAAAAAGGGCGAGACTTACATACTCAAAGAAAAAGTCTTAGCCGAACACATTGCCAGAGAGTTTAATGCTGAAGCGGTAGAGCTTGGCAACGCTACCACCAATGTGGATAGGTTATTTATCAGAGACAGTAAGGTAGTATCTGTAGTAGAGATTAAGCACCGAGAAATGTCTCTTGCAGATCTTATGAAGTTTGGCACTTACCTTATTTCATATGATAAAATAACTAATGGCGTAGCTATCTCTGAGTTGCTACACGTTCCCTTCTTTGTCTTTGTGTATTTAGTACGTTCTGGAGACTTAGTTTATTTTAAGATCTCTGATGAAACAGGCAGGGACATTTGTGACTATGTTGTCGAGAGATCAGAAACAAAAGCAGACTGCAATGGCGGCAATGCCGTCAGAGAGAATGCTTATCTTTACTTAGACAAGATGGTTGTAATGTCTACTCCCAAAGATGGGTAAGTGTAGCATGGGTCGCAAACCTAAATGGACTGAGAAGGATCTAAAGAAGCTTCAGAAGAAGCAGTCCAAGAATGCCCGTAAGCACTCTCGCACTAGGCGTAAGGTGGCTACTGTAGCAGGAGAGACAGTAGCCCCTAACGCCAGAGGGGTTTATGCTGGAAGGCGCAAAGATGTACAGGACAGCAGAACCGACAAGCGTCATCCAGATGGTTTGTATTTGCGATCCAGATGGGAAGCTAACTATGCCCGATACCTTATGTGGCTTGAGTCGAGGGGAGAAATACAACGCTGGGAATATGAACCGGACACCTTTTGGTTTGAAGGAATCAAAAGAGGAGTTCGATCTTATCTCCCCGATTTCAAAATATGGAAAACCGCAGACTCAGAGCCATACTACGTAGAGGTAAAAGGAAACATGGACAGCAAGTCTGCTACAAAGCTAAAGAGAATGGCCAAGTATCATCCCGACATCTCTTTAGAATTGTGTGATGCCCATGTTTATAATACTATCCGACTGACCTTTGGGAAGATGATTCCCAATTGGGAGGTCTAATAAATAATTGATGGGCTTTGAGGTTTGGCATCGACTTACATTAAAACCAATCATCATCCTGCATGTCTTCGATGGCATCCTCAAAGCCCATCAGCTTCGCCTTATCAATTAGCCTTTGCTTCATGGCACGGGCTACCTCCCTCCGCTGAAATCTCTTAGCCCTCACCACAGCATCTACATCCACACTCCTAAAGTTCAGACCCAATACTTCTCGCAGTGCTTGCTCAGTAAACTTACCTTCAGACGCTCGTTCTCCCAGCCTTGCTGCTTTACCCACTGGAGGCAGTAGTGTCTTGATTGCATGGTAGGTCTTCTCGTTGAATGGCAGTTCCATCTCTTCGCCAAAGAACTTAGCCACTGCCGCTTGATCTTGGTAGTCCTGTATATCCGAATCCAAGAAGAAGCTATAGCCTTCGCTTGGATAGATCTCAGCCCATGTCTTCAAGAAGGGAGTCATAGACGATACCATGTCCTTCATGTTGAGCCTGTTGAGATCGCCGTAGGGCAAGTCTGGCGCGAAGTATAGTGGCATACCACTGTCGTTTAACGGCAGTGCCTCAGACGTTATAGGCATCCTCATGGCGTTGATGTCATCGAAGTAATCTGGCGTGGGGATGCCTTCCCATTCTGCTGACATCGACTCCAAGTTATGCTGTAGCTTTGGCACCATAGCATACCGCTCTGGATGTTCGGCAATAGCTTTGAACTGAAGCGGTATGTTCTTACGCATCCATGTGTAGAAGGGGATGATAGTCTTCATGTAGTCCCGCTCAAAGGGCGTAAGCTCACCGTAATCAAACAGGTATCGCTTGACAGACTCAGCCGCCTCATCAGCATTCATGCCCATGCCTGTGGCTTTTTTGTTGAGCAGTCCGTTTCCTTTGATTTTGCCTTTGTCCGTAATCATCATCGTGATGAAGTGAGCAAGGCGAGCGTTGTTTTCCATCTGCTGGCCAAAGTTTCTGTTGGCGCGAGTGAACATGTTATCGCCAAGCATTCCATAAGCTCTACTGAAAAAGCTTTCCTTTTCAGAGGTTGCCGTTCCAAGTAAGGCTCGTGCCGTTGCCATTGTTTCTGGCTCTGTCTCTGCGCCACGACCAAGAATGTTTTGAAAGAGATAATTGGTTTCCTCATCTGGAGTCAGTCCTACCGACCCTCCGTTGGAGAAGTCGTAGACCGTATCCATCATCTCTTTCATGTATTCAAACGTACCCTGCATGGCCCTGCCAGCGTTCTTATCTGTAGTGCCTTCCAATAAGAACTGCTCAAAGCCCCTCGCAAACTCTTCCTCCCCGTCTACGGTCCAGACAAACCTCTCCATCAACTGCGTTGCCATCTCATCAATGTCTATCTCAGCATCGGGTGCCATCCGCGCAGCATCTGTGGCTTGCTCTAACATCTCTGCGCGTACCCTGTTGTATTGATTCTCGCCCAAGATCCATCGATGGATGATATCCTTATCGCCTTCGTCCAGCATCGTGCGCCTAATCAAATGCGCTAGCTCATGGATATAGGTAGTTGGGTTTGCTCCCTCTGTTACCAAGATATCGGCTCTGCCATCATCTAAGAAATTAATGGCACCATACAGTCCATCTTCTCCATGCTGCTCCATGAATTTGGGAGTGCTTAAATCCCATGACCCTACGTTTTCAATAGACTTAATTTGGTTAGGCTTATAGGCCACTCCAACTTGATGAAACAAGCCCGTCGCATCGTTGGTTCCACCAGCATGAGTAATCCCATCGTATCCTGCTCTTATCATAGCTTGAGATACCAGCCAATCGGCAGCATAGCTACCACCAGCTTCTAATCCCCAACCCATTTGATCTGTTAATTTTCCAAACAATTCTTCATCGTTTGCGTCACGAACTAGTGTGCCAGTGAGATCTAGTCTATTAGCCGCATCGCCAAGATAGTCCATATGATCATCACTGCTTACAGCTAAATACTTAGTAAAAGAATCTGGATGTGACGTAACATCTTGTATAGCTTGCGGCAAAAACCCCTCCCCACTATAACGACCAAGTCCCAAGTAGTGCGCTCTAGTTAAATAAAGATCGTCCCTGTTTCTCTGACCCATGCCTATGGGCTTGTTCAGTTCTTTCTGGCTGGGATCTCTCGGACCCAAACCCATTTCGTTCCAGTACGTGTCTTCCCATTCATCCCAAAATCTCACCCAGTCATCCTCAATTTGTTCGTTAAAATGTTTATAAAAATAATTATAAAATTCTTTGGGATCTTTGTCTGGACTAAAAAAAGCTTTTACGCTTTCTTCTACTCCTCCTGCCTCTGCTTCTCGTTTTGCTATTGATGGAGCATGTAAATCATATAAGTCATTCCATACAATTTGCTGATTTCCCCCTAGCCCCTTGCTCTGTTCTAAGTTGCCAAAGGCTCTACCCATGTCAACAATGTTGTCTACCGTCACATCCCTGCCATCTACCTTACCACTCTTGCCTCCAACATATTTTATCGCAAGCTCTGTATACCTATCAAGTTCTTCTTTTGTGGTAAAAACCTCTTTGTTAAAAAGGTCAAGGTCTTCGTCTGATTTGAAAACTCTTGCAATACCTTTAGGTACCTTGCCCTTGACATAGGGCTTTCTATTAGAGCCAATGCTAATCCATAGCTCATCAATGCTTTTAGCAGACCGACCATACTGACCCATATCCATTGCCTGCAATTGCCGTGAATCGAATCCCGCTCTCCAATCAGCAATATTGATATTTCCAGCGGCTTCCATAGCGGCATTGGTATATATAGACGCAAGTGTTTCAGCAGTAGCAGTGTTTATATTCTCTATTTCATGTTCAAAAGCCTCTTTACTAAAAGTGGTTTCCATCCTGCCTAATGTGCCAAAAGCTTGCCCTGTCTGTGCCGATGGATTTTTTACCTCCTCTCCCATCCGCAGTGCTTTGAAGGAACGACCATCATCACTAACCATACTTAACGCATACGGTTTTTTAGCAAACCAATGAAAGCCAAGAACTTCTGGTTCATTACCATACACGTTAAGTTGATCTTTTAAGTCAATTATTCTTTTGCCCCATTGATTCTCATATCGTTCCAATGCTACGATCTCACGCAACACCTCATCTTCTGGAGGTTTAACCCTTACGTATCTCTCCCCTTTTTGTCGTGCATATTCAAATTTAGGAACAACGGATAGGTCTAATTCTCCAGTAGCTGTTTGAGTAGCAACACCCTCAACTGCTTGCCAATCTGGATCTTCAATGTAGTACTCGTCGTATGCTTTTCTTAAAACTTCAGTGAAGTCCTTCTCTACATTTTTTAAAGATGTCGGCAACGAATAAACTGACGTTCCTCGCCCTGCCTTTCCTTCTGCCAATTCATCTTCTATTTGTTGACGCGCAAGAATATATGTTCTGTATTTTGTCTTCAATGGACCTTCTGGAATTTCATCTAACAACTCCCCTGCCCTCTGTCTTACTTTCTGTAACTGCTCTGGACTAGGCCCAACGGGATCCCAAGGAGATCCACTTATTAATTGCTTGGGCAGCAAGTCGTCATGTCCAAATCGCTTCATCTCATCTGCTAATTCGGGGATGCTTTCATAAAAGCCACGAGTCTCTCCCACACTTGCTCCCGGCACTCCACTTTGTTGCGCCCTTAACTGACCTTGGTATGCTGCTACGCCCATCGGATCCCATCCGACATCTGCCATTGGTTGATGTAACATGTATCCAGTAGTTACCTGCGGCCCTCTTTCTTTAGCATATGGTAAAAAATCCATAGTCATATAGAATCCCGGTCCCATATACTGACTGTACGTTACTGTTGGATCTATTTCTCCCTCCTTCCTTATCGTTGCGCCATAGTTTGTTCCATGCAAAAATACAGGCAGTATACCTTGTTCATCTTTAAAGAAAGTTCCTTCTGCTGCTTTCTGAAAATTAGGATTGCTATAGTCAACCTTACTTATGCCGGGAATGCTGGTCTGATGTAAGAAGTCAGACCCTGCCTCTGGCACTCCAGCCGTAGGAACGGTATACGCTTTGATCTCTCGTATACGATTCTCATACCATTCCTCTGGTGTCTTCCAGTTTTTCCATGCCCATGCTCTGGCGATAACGTCATACGCCTCTGCCGTCTTCTGCGCCTGTTCCTCCGTAAGATCCCCTCCTGCCCTTTGCACTGCGCCAAACAAAGACTGTGATACGTTGGCTATACGTGCGCTCCTGTCTCCCCAATCCGCTAGCCCCTCAGAGATGTCAGTAGTCGTAGGCTTCCCTTCACGCAACTGAAGGTTGGTCATTAGCTCTTCGCCAATGCCAAGGTCAGACTCATTGTAGATCATCCCCGCCTGTGTTACCCCTCTCTCATCTGCCATCTGCTTGATCTCTGCGCCTGACACTCTGGTGCCATCTGGCAAGTCAAACTTATAGTCTGCTGCCGTCCTTCGTCCTCCAAGGATACGCTCAATCTTAGAGCGCACAGCCCTGCTCCCGATGTTTTTGGTATCGCCAACCTGTAGCAGCATCGCCTCTGCATACCGCTTCGGATTGGTAACGCCAGCCAAATAATTATTGAAGATGTTGGAGTAGAGGTTACGCATATGATAGCCGGGGCTGAGAAGAGCATAGGCCTTCCACAGACCCTGCACCTGTCGGAAGGTGCTGACCAGTACATTGGTATCGTCGCTACCTGTTATCAACTTGGTCATATCATCCAACTGCTCTTTCATAGCAGATGGTATGGCATAGTATATATTATCTTCGCCTTTAGCTTGCTTGGTCTGCTTGCGAACAGAGAGGGCTGGGGCTTTCCATATGGCCATGCCGCTTTCTTTAAGCATTTGATGGGTAGGATCACGTAGGTTCTCTGCTACGACTTGGTCAATAGGCACTGCTATACGAGTATCGGATATAATTGTGTCGTAGAACTTCTGCGTATTAACCTTCTTAATAGACTCCATGCCACGCCTCGTTGCCATGAGCGCAGCATTCGTTTCCGTAGGCACAAGGTCTTGAAGGCGCGATTCCAAGGTGGGATACTTCTTGGCATAGGAGGCTTTCATTATGCCATTCTCAGTAATCGTAGCGATGCCGTCTTGCGTTGCCTTCTCATACATGGCACTGCCAGCATCTTTACCAAACCGCACCTTAAACATGTTCTCTACGATGGCACGGGACAGTTCGGTGACGGGTTCCATGCCAGCAGAATAGTTGGCTCTGAACTGCGCCTTGTCCAATAGACCGACAGCTTCTTCCTCTTCAAAGATCTTATTGAACATATCCTTCCACTCAGCAACCCCCTTAGAAATCACCTGCTTCGTAGCATCGTCCACCTTAAGCTGATTGATCAGTCCTTGCACAACATCTGGCTGGTCAAGATAAGCCCCCACCAGACGCAACTCTCCCTCATTCATATCAGCAGCGATCTTCAAGATGTTCTCTCGCAACGCCACTGTCTGCAACGATATAGCTGAATCCTTGCGGATCTGCTGCGCCATAAAATCAACTGTGCCTTCTTTTACATCCTCCGCAGTGACAGCCTTTGTCCCTTGATCCCCGCTCAGTCGATTAATCGTATCGGCTATCTCCTCTGCTTGATACCCTTCCTTCAATCCCTTCATCAAAGAGTTAGGCATGAAGAGTCTACGATATGTTTTACCAGCTTCTGAGTTGGTAACAAGGTCGCTTATCCTGCGCGTTCTGGTTGCAGCACCAGCTACCTCATCCAACTTGCCTATGCCCACAGCTACCTTGCCCAGCCCAAAGCCAAACCATGTCGTGGGATCTAACAGCACATCTGCTACAAACCCTGCTGCGGCTACTGCATATGGATTGGCATCGTCCATCGTCAGTGCCGTTTCTCCCCGCTTGCCTTCAAATATATCTGCGAATGTAGTGCGCCTTGCCCCCTCTTGATCAATACCTATGGCATTGAGAAACTCTTCCCCCGCCTGTTGCAAGCCAGCAATAGGACTACCCGTTAGCAAATATTCTTCAAGCCCACCAGCAACGGAATAGTTTCCTACAGAAAGAAAGTCAAACACAGGTTCGATGACATCATCAAAGCCCCAATCATCATCTTCTGCGGCTACTGCTGCTTCAAACTCTTCGTTCAATCCAATCTGCTTAAATAGCTCTACATTCCTATCGACCTCTGTTATCGCGCCCAACTCAGCAGTATCCTGTCGGGGCAGACGCTGTGCCGTTGTAAAGCCAGACCCCGGCATTGCGCGAGATGGCACACGGGGTTCTATCTGACCAAAGCCCATTTCATCTTCTTCTTCTTCAAATGGATCAATGGTTTTGCGGGTCAGAAAAGATCCTATGATATCATCATAGGGCATAGCGATGCTGTCATTATAAGCAGAGTCAAACCCGTTAGAAAAAATACTTGTACTATTGGGACTGTCTAAAAAGATTCCACTGTTGGAACCCAAAGCCTCATCAAATCCCTTGGCAAAAATACTCATATTAGCTATTCTCCTAATAGTCCAAGCTTTGTGCTACAAGGTTGTTTGCCGTGCCTTGATTGCCTCTATTGGCAAGAGAGGTGCGTGATCCTGCTCTGTGGGGGGACCATTCTATTGCAGAGCTAATACGTTGCCAACTTTTACCTCGTTGCATACTTCTATATTTCTGTACTATTTCTTGTTCCTCTGAAGTGAGGTTGGAAACAGCTCTTCTTCCTTCTCCACCCGGTGCTGTTATACCGGGGTTTTCTCTTATAATTCTATCATATTCACTTTTCAAGTTCTCAGGACTGTCTTCTGCTACTTCTGGCTGTGGGCTTGACGCTGGCTCTTCATCGACATCTACCAGAATATCCATTTCCGCAGTACCCATATAATGATTGCTAAGTCTATCAAAGACTCTTTTAGCAGCACCAACGGGAATCATACCCGTCATCTCTCTCTGTTCTAATTCCAACCGTGCTTCATCAATAGATTGAATTTCATTCTGCGGTCCAGTTTCCAAGGTGCGCCCACTACGAGTCTTTCCAGAAACAGCCGCTTCTATATCAATCTGTGCTGCTTCAAACAAACGATCTTCTATGACCGTTTTTTGGTCCCACCACGAAGGGAATCCTTGGTGTATTGCCGTCAAGGTGGCAAGGTCATCACGGGTTTCGGCTATTACATCAAAGCCAATCTGACCTCCCACGGACTCAAAAAGCTGAAGAGCCTTAACTCTTTCCTCTTGAGTCAAGGACTGATCTTCAAGAATAGACTCTCTTCCGACCTGTGCGGTAGAGCCAACATTTACTTGCTGTAATGCTGCTATGGCAACGACATCAGGTATAGTCAATCCACCAATCAATCTATTATTATATTTCCTTCTCGTTGCCATATGTGGAAATTGAGCATTAGCCTGTCTTATTGCCATCTCCCTTACCCGTGGAGAGAAAGCATTAAAAGCCTCTGGCTGGACTTTCTCCTTCGCCACCTGTTGGCTCTTGCCATAAAGAGAGGTTGGGTCATCAACAGCAAGCCTTGCAAGAGGATCATCTCCTTCAAATTGCAATCGCCTTCCTCCATAGCGATTCATGTCTCCTGCAATTCTAACTGCCGCATCTTCTATATACTGATTATATGCTGCATTTTGTTGTTCAATCATGGACAGACTGCGATCAAACAACTTACGCATTTCTATTTCTTTTTCTGGTCCTTCTGGGAATTCCTTACTTGCCATATCGTAAGCATGTTGAATCTCTCTCTGACCTGTTGCGTTTTCAATGAGATCCATTGCACTGTTTTTAATTATTCCCAATTCCTTAGCTGCCTGTCCATTGTCAATAATCTGCATCAGAAACGAACTGTCATCCATTCCATATTTTCTGACAAACTGCCTAGCTTTGCGAAAACCTCCCGCCTGTCCCATTAGATCTTCAACAACTGATAATCTTTGTTGAGTACCCTTGAAATCTAAATAGTCCGGACTGCCACCTATTGCGTTTAATGTTTGTTGCCATAGGTTATACCCCTCTCCCGTAGCTATTGCACTGTAGTGTGCCAACTCTTTTTGCAATACAGGATCGGGTGTATCTCTCTTAATGATCCTACCAGTATATGCAGCAAGCTTTTTCTGCTCTTCAGCTAAAATTTTTTGTTGATTTTGAAGCTCATTCTTTTGTTCGTTGGAAAGCCACTTACTATGCGTGTTAAGATATGAGGTTATCGCATCATGATTTCTGTTGATATTCAACAATTCTACGTTGACAGTCTCAAGGGTCACCGACTTGTCTGGTACGTCTACGCCCCTTTCCCCCGGTGACAGCAAATACTGACTTTGCGCCTTGGTGACCGCAGAATCTGCTGCTTCAACCATTTTATTAATTTCTGGAGTTGTGTATACGTGAAGCTCACCAGTATCACGATCCGCATGTTGGTATGCTAGACCCCTACCCGTTGGACCACCTTTTTCAAAAAGGTTTCTATCGAATGCCCCCTCTGTTGTTATACTTTGGCGAGTACGTAGCTGACGTTCTTCATCATACTTGTCAGATAGACTCTGGAGTCCAGAGCTTAATCCAGTGGAAAACCCTTTAGAAATGCTTTTACCAAGTTTAGAAAAAATGCTCATTAGATTATCCTTGTTCTTCTGGATTAATTGAATCGTGAAGACATCTCATTCATGTCTGTTTCTACGTAATGCGACCTCTTAAATGACCCCTTACTAAAGTCTTGATCAAAAAACAAAATGCCCTCATCGTCCACTACCATGACTTCTGGAAAATATTTATTTGTTAAGTCTAACTCAACCATATCGTCTATTGATAAATCCAACGCTACACCTAATGCCAACCTATCCAATCGACTTTTATTTCTATCATTAAGTTCATCGTAGGGCTTGCTTACAAAAGTATCAAAATGAGGTAGTTTATCCCACTCCCACAGAATTTCACCTTCTGCTTCTTGCTCTGCTTCCCTGTCTGTGTAATTCATCATCTGCTCATGGATAGCCTCTCCAGCCCCTTCCACTGCTCCACTCGGCGTTGCCGATTGTTCTATCAAAGGCTCTGTAGACATCACCCTCCTGCCCGTTCTTTGCATAAACTCATCAAGGGGTTCATCGTAAGTTCCTTTGACTCCACCTTGCCCACCCGCAGCGGTCCATCGGGCAACGCCATCTGCCCAGTGAAGATACAATCCCGGCTGAGATCCTATGTTTACTGGATCTCCATCTTTGTCTACTGGATTAGGAGGATAGAAGTTCTTCGCATACTGCCTTGGAAACGTAACTCCCGCATCCTTCCATAATTCTTCTCTCGCTCCACCAAAGAACTCCCATGTCTTATAGGCAGCTATTGCGGTGCCAACAGCAACTGCGAGTGGTCCCACGTAAGGAGATATTTTAGCTCCCAAAGCATTAAGCTTTGGATTGCCCTGTAAAACATTTTGCACATAACTTACATTTGGGTCCCATTCATACATTGAGTCTACGCCCCACATCTTGCCAGCCCAATCCAGCCCCGGCACATCTCCCGGCAATGGTATATCATCCACAGGTAGCCCTGTGAGTCTGTCTATGACCTTACCTGTCACCGGATCTATTACTGTTTCGGTTACTTCTTCAAAAAAAAAATCCCCAAAAGTATCCTTTATTTTATCACCTATTTTATTCCCTATTTCATCGCCAAATTCTCTTGTCAACCAGTCTACACCGAAACTAGTTACAGATTCTAATACCCCCGGTTGATCGTCAAACAGCCCTCCTTGCTTTCCTCCACCAAGACTAGTCGCTCCATTCAGCAGTGCCATGTGTGCTGCAAACTGCCTTACGGCATCCTCGTCATCCCAATCAATACCTTCACCAGTTTCGGGATCCCATAACATCTCCCAAGTGCTGTCCCTATGGTCTTCTTTCTTTTGAAAGGCTTCCATTTGGTTTATGAAGTGCTGAAGCTCTTGCTCTGACAAGTCATTCTCTAGTGCCATAGCTTGAAGCTGCTCTTCAAACAACGCATCGCCATGCCTTAAAGCTTGCAATACTTGTTGTTCATCCAATCCAAACTCTGCTGCCCACTGTGCCGCAGCATTATCTAACGATTCACCTCGCAACCTAACATCTTGCTCCACTTGCCACTTGACCATTAGGAACTCTTCTTCCTTCAGCCCAAATTCTTTTGCTGCTTGCTCTGTAGAGAAAGCCCATTCCGTTTCCCAACGATCATTAAGCGTTTCAAACTCCTTTACCGACAACTCCATCTGCTCTGCAAACTTGAACATATCATTGGCTCTATCCAAGTTCTGTTGTTCTATCTGGATAGCAAGCTGCTCTCGCCTAAACGCCATCTCTTCTTCAGTGGCCTCTCTGCCAGCCTCAATCTCTACGCCTCTCAGTCGTAGATTTTCCCAAGCAATGGCATTTTCATCATCCATCTGCTCAATCGTTAGATTCAACCTTGCCTTCTGATCTGCTATATCAGCATTTGTTCTAGCAATGAGGGCTTCTGTTTCACGCAAGCTCAAATCGTGAGTTTTGGCAAACTCCTCCATTTGCTGATTTAACTGTTGCGTAAATTGCTCAGACGATGCAGCTAAACGATCTGCCTCTATGTCCAATCCTCTTTCCCGTAGCTCTATTTCTCTAGCAGCATTCGTTGCTGCCAAAGTAGGAACGGTTTCGCCATTAACGTCAATGTAATAGCCTAGCCTATCTGCCAATGCCATTTGTTCTTGAAAAGCCCGTGCTGCTTCGGCATTGTCCATTGAGGTCTTTTCAAGGGCAAGACGTTCTTCGCTTAAGTTCATCTCACGATTCATATTCTGAATCTGTGCAGCCGTCATGTTTTCTGTTATGACCAGACCACGTTCTTCTAATGCAAATCTTTTTTCATCAGACAGCTTTTGATACTCAAGCTCCAACTCATCTTGGGTAATACGAGCATTGGCAACCAGCTCTGCCGTTGCTATTTCTCTGTCCCTCTGATCAAGACCTCGCTCTGCCAATAGCTTGTCGGTATAATATCTTTTCTCTTCCAAGCTGTATTGCTGATTGAACTGTATTTCTTCAAAAGCCAATTGCTGAGTCGCAAGATCTAAGCGACCCACCTCAATCATCTCATCCAAGATAAGCTTTCGCTCCTCAAGGCTTATCCTTTCACCTTCTTGCTCCAGCCTTGCAAAACCCAGCGTTGACTCGTATTCAAGCCGTGCCTCCTCCAACTCGCGCTCAAGATTCATTTGTTCGCGTCTTAAGGAAGCCTCTTGATCTAATTCTTCCTCCCTAAGAGCAAGCTCATCTCTTCTAAGTTGGAGGTTGTTTTCCATCTCTTCACGACGAATCGCAAACTCTTGATCTGTTTCTCCTGCGCGTTGCACCATCTGCTCTCGCGCAAGCTCTGCTTCTTGTTCTAGCTCATCACGGCGTAAGGAGATTTCTTCACTAAGCTCTTCTCTTCTAAGCTCAAACTCCTCATCGCTTTGGGCCAGCCGCTGCGCCATCTCATCGCGCCGTATGGCAAACTCCTCTGCTGACTCATCTGCCCTCTGCGCTAGTTCCGCTTCTACTAAATCTACTCTCCTGCTTTCAATGTCCAGCGACCTACCCTGCTGATCAACCCGCCTTCCCTCTATGTCTAATCCAGCCTCGCGTAACTCAATATCATTTGATGCTATAAACTGTTCCAGATCTAATCGTCTGGTTTCCAAAGCCATGCGATTATTGATCTCGCCTTCTTGGAGTTTTAACTCTAGATCTGCGCGTCTATCGGCACTTTGTGCCAAGTAGTTACTAACAGATATCTGCTCTATTTCAGCAGCGGCAAGATCTCTGCGTATCGCCAACTCATCTGTTCCCAGTAGCGTATCAAGGGCAAGACGCCTTTCCTCTACGTCCATCCCCGCACGACCCATAATCTCATCTAATGCCACGCGCCGCTCTTCAAGGTCCATCCCACCCAGACCCAATGCCTCTTCCAGATTAAACCTCTTGGCCTCTAGGTTTAACTGCTTGATGCCAAGAAGCTCATTAAGAGCCTGTGCCTTCTCTTGTATCGTAAGCTCTCTATCTGCTATCTTTGCTTCTAAGTCCAGACGCTTCTTATCAAGCTCTATACGAGACAGCACCTCGCGCATCGCCAGCGTTTCTTCGCCATCCAGATTACCCGTAAGCTCTGCTTCTCGTAGTCTCTCATCGGCCCTAGTCCGATAGTCTTCAATGTCCAAGGAACGAGCTTCTAACCCAAGGCGGTCTTCTGCTACATCGGCAGCGCGAGTTCCCAGACGAATCTCTTCAAGGGAAACAACAAAATCCAATAATTGTTGAGTGGTATCTATACGTACACGCTGCTCTTCTATCGCTTCTTCTGCACGACTACGCTTGATATTTTCAAACAACTGCAAGGTTTCACGCAGTTCAGCGCGATACTTCTCACCTACATCTAGCTCTGCTTGTATTAATTCAGTGGCACGGGCAGACTCAAGTTCCTCTGCTTGGCGAATGGTAACGCCAGATGCAGAAATTCCCCCGCCTTCTATTAGCCCTAATCGGCCCAGACGCTCTAAGGCATCGTCATATTTATTATTAATGAGAGTAGTTGTTTTTTCGAGGATCTCTTGCTCATCAATGGCAATGCTATTGATGATGTTCTCCATAGAGATTTCTATCCCAGCCTCTGCCTCCCGGCCAAAGGTCAATTCCGCATCGGTATCCTCAAAAACTCTAGTGGACTGAGCTAAAGATTGGGATAGAATGTCATCTATGTAGTTATCAATAATATTTGATGCAGACTCTATGCTTAATATGGCATCAAGATCTGCTCCATAGTCTTCAAAAACACCAACTATGGTACTTCTGACTTCATCTACTTGAGAAACATCAGAAAAATCCACATCCTCTATTAGCCGCAATATCTCATTTACGGCATTGTCCATGTCCTCGACGGCATCATTGGCAGGAACTACCTCATTGCCAGCAACATCCACTACAACGGCTGGTTCGTCTGCTACCGCTGGCTCTTCTGCTACCACTGGCTCTTCTGTTACTACTGGCTCTTCTGTTACTGCTGGCTCTTCTGTTACTGCTGGCTCTTCTACTATCTCTAGATCTTCTGCTTCTGCTTCTTTCTTTTCCTTTTTTTCCTTTTCCTTGCGCAATCTTTCAGCTTCAGCTTCAGCTTCATCGTCCAACTCACGTTGCGCTCTGCCAGTTAAAAAGGCAGCCAAGTCAGCTGCATTTGCCTTTGCATCTTCTATAGAAGCACCAGACTGCAACAATATATCTGCTGCCCGTTCAGTTAAATCTCCTCCTTCGGCAACAACGGATTTAAATTTTTTATAATTATTAGTTACTAAGTCTCCTGCTACGTCCAGATACTTCCACGTATACGCATCAGCATCAGCATCAGCATCAGCATCAGCATCAGCATCGCCATCAACATCAACATCAGCATCAGCATCGCCATCGCCATCGTCTGAAACCAATCCATCTGCTGCTCTCTGAGCGGCGTAATAAGCGTCAGAGCTAAGATAATTATTTACCATCTTCCCTAAGTCGGAATCTTCGGCAAAGATGGCATTCATATCTATATCTGTCCTATACGGACTTTCCTCAAGCAATCCTACAATTTCATTATATCTTTCTTGGCGAAGAGCCTCTGCTTCAGTTACAACAGATTCGCTTCCTTCCTCAACAACTTCTTCTACTACTTCAGGCTCTTCCCATACCAATAACTCAGCGTTCCATACCGATGTGTCAGTGGGAGGAGGGGTATATACACCGTCTGATCCATACCCATCCCCCACCGTAACTACAACTTCCCCTTCATCGTCATCGTCCTCCTCGTCTAAATCGTCAAAGGTAGCCGCTGTTCCATTGCTGGCAGCAACAGGACCGGGAACAATAGGATTTAAGCCTTGGGATACGCGGGAATACTCCTCTGGCGTAAATACACCACCCTCAGTTGGGACATAGGTACGATCTATTATCATATCCCTATCATATAGATCTAGTAGTCCAGCCCGATCATATAGAGTTTCTAATTCCTGCCAATCACTTTCTATTTTGTTAGGATTAGTCCCTCCCCTGAGCTTTTCTTCTATCTCACGCTTCTTCCTGCCAGCGCGATCTCGCCAGACTGTACCTGTTGCCATTGCCATAAGATCAATGCCTATCTGTTATTACTCTTCGTCAGAAATAGAATCGCCTAAAAGGATTCTCATTCGCCCATATACCAAAGTGTTCCACTGCTCTGAAACACAGCGCAAAATCAAATCTTTCTTTTTCTCTCCAATTTTGACCGTGTTGTATGAATCGCCTTCTTCAGTTCGTATCTGTTCTGCGAGTGAAAACTTTAACCACTTATCTTCTTCTGTAGTTTCTTCTGTATCTTTCGATGCGGTTAGAGACAGAAGCGTTACATGTCCTGCGGTTAACTCCACTAGATCAACAATCTCATCTTCTGTAAGAGACTGCGGATCTTCGGCTGCATCAATTATTTCTTGAATATTGGGCTTGTGAATTTTAGTAAGAATAACTTCTCCACCAAAATTATGCAGCTTTTCATTGAAATCCACCGTAACCACGTTGCTCATGGCACTCTCTCCTTGAGGGTTTTGTAATGGGCTATGCTACGTTTTTCTGAAAAAATTGTTTTACCATATTTATAACTGTGGTCAATCCAGCGACTACATACGGTACAAGGTCAGGTGCTGATAAAGCAGTAGGCATATAGCCGAGGTCGCTAATAACAGAGTAAGCCACAGCGCCCACTCCACCTACTGCTGCGCCCTTCGCAGTTTTTGCAGTTTCTTTCTTGCCGAATCCAACTTGGATATTCTCTTTAATTTTGTCAATCATTTCAGTCCTCTTAGTGTTGAAAAGGCCGCATGGCCCATGCTAACAGACTGCCGATAGCAACTTGCATCACACCAATGGTTGCTTCGTGTTCAAATACTGGAGCCCATCTGCCCCAGCCTCCGCTGACTTCGACCACTTGGTAGAAGATGATGAGGGTGGTAGCCGCTGTAGAAGCGTATGCCGCACTGCTTTTTTCCTTAGACTTGGCATGTTCTTTTTTTGTAAGGGTTACAATTTGACCCTTAGCTTTTTTGAGGTCTGCTTGCGCCCCCCGTGCCTCTTGAGATCGTGACTTCAGCGTGCTATATGCAGCAGATTTCTGCCGCTTACACTCGTCAAGCTCATTCCATAGCGTTTCATAGTGCTGTCTTAATTCAGCAAATGACCCAACCTTCTTGGGATCGCGTGGCGGTCGGCGTAACATTACCTACCTCGTTTGGGCGACACCTGCCCTTCTGCCCACTCAATCACTTTTGTTATTCTCTGGTTCTGTCCCTCTACTCTCCGATCCACTTTGCCCACCCGATCCCGCACCGACAGCAACAGCCATGTGTTAGCGCCGATCAACCCGACCAGCGCCAGCACAACTGCGGAGACAATAGTGTCAATATCCACGTTTCTTCCTTTTTACTCCTCAAGACATCTTGGCTTTGTGGATCTCATTTCGCTTGTTCTGAAAATCTTTGACGGTGGCAACAATTCCAGAAGCTCCACCCGCAAGCCACAGCGTCAGAAGGCTCTTGTCAATGAACGGTACAATCTCAACCCCCGGTGCGATTGTCGGAATCAACGGAAGGTTGCCTGACCCGAACACTATAGCCCCCGAAATTGCCGTAGCGACCATCGGCCACGGCTTGCTGATGTCCATATCGCGTAGCTTCTTGCATTGAGCTACGCACCGCTCAACGATCAACCCCACGAAAACAAGTTGCGCCAAGAATATCGCTAATCCACCCGCATCAATATTTTGCATTCCATCTCTCCTTACTCAACAAGTTTATTGAGCCGCAATGCCAAACCTCGCCACCTACCGTAACTGGTCCGAAGCGTGTCTCCGTTGACGGCGCGACTCCCTTTTGCGATGAAATCCTCTCGGATACTCTTCAGCAGAATCTTATCCGAACCCGTAGCGGTAGACGTAGGGATGATGACGCGAACCCACATTGAATCAAGCTTGTCTGCCTCAACGGTTATACCTAACGCCTTGACCTCTGTATTGAAGACGAGTGATCCATCGTCCATAGTGTCGGAGTTTACAGCGGCAACTCGCCGATCCGACCCATCTGCGAACAAGAGAAAGTTGAGCGAGTCGAGAGTGGCTTGCGTGGCCGCAATTTGATCCTCAATAGTAGCCCTTGCAGGAGCAACCATTAAAGCAAGAAAAAGAATGATACGTAGCATCAGAAATCCTCCTTAATAGGTTGTATTGCCACAATCGGTCAAAGTGTTCGTACCGCCGTCGGAAAAGGCACCGTCAAGTTGATTGCCACAGACAATGTTGTAGTCAGCGGCAGATCCGTCTATGCGTATCGTCTGTCCGTTTCTCACTATATTATTGGTTAGGACGTTCACATCGCCACCACCTGACGAAATTTGTATTCCATTACTTCCAGTTTGGTCAAAAGTGTTCCCATTAACGATATTAAAGTCGGAACTTATAAAAGCACCTTGTGCATCTGAAGCATAGCAATAGCTATTAAGCAACTGAGCGCGAGAAGCCGCTAAATTGAAGCAATAGGTATCACTATCGTAGACGTAAACATTTCGGATCATTGCCGAGCTACCTGTCACATCGACTGCGTGATAACTACCATCAATTCCCCCGTTCCAAGCACCTATGTTCTCAAGAATAACGCCAGTACCCGATATAGCAATCGCATCTTTATTAGCGTTGCCGTAAATCGTCGTGCCGGATACTTGCTTCCCATCATGAGCACTATACGCACTGCCACTGCCTGTAATAGTTTGGCCCGATTGATCTGCGACCAAACCCATATAAATGCCCGGCCCGAATTTTATGTGTGCAAGGTCTGCATTGCTCGCCGCATCCACAGCAGCACTACCGTCATAGAAATAACCTGCCCCCGACGAGTCCACTAATACGTGATCACGAGTTACCTTCGGCACACCCGCTTGCCACTCAAATGCCGCTAATTCCGTCAACGTAACAGCGGGTCGAACCATTCTTGTTTTGGTTGCGCCCCATATTACGACTGCCGCTGAATCTTGGCCGTAGTCAGGTAAGAAAGCCGCACCCTTGAGATCCTCATTTAACGCAAAGGTATCGACCAATACCCGACCATTGAACAACTGCGCGGTTTGTGCAGTGGACATAGCGACAATAATATCACCGTTCATATTGTCGCGCACATCGACAGAAATTACCTCGTCCTCATAGAGCGCATCATCACTTTGGCCTACGAGATTGAGGTTAGGTGCATTAAGTGCGCGGCGACCTTCTGCGTGTTCCTCTGCTACCGCTGCCGGAGGGAAGTTGCCAAGCCCAACTGCTATGTCTTCGATGTATCCAGCAAAGGTATTGGACGGCGTTGCATTGTCAGCGCCTATATAGGCGTTATCAAGCGAGAGTGTGCCAGTCGCGTCATTGTCTTGGTTGGTGTGCTTAATGCCATCCACATACAAGATTAGCGTGTTGGCATTGCTGTCGCGTACCAGTGCGAAGTGATGCCAGAAATTATCGGCAAAGTCCGTGATGCCCGAGGCAGCATCCGTTGTGGAATTAACGTCCTGCACCGAAAAATTCAGATGCCCGTCTGAGTCCATGCTCACCCGAGCGTGCTCATTGCCATCCACCATATTAACGATGTAGCGTTCTCCGGAGGGATTACTGGCAATCTTAAACCAGCCCTTGATATAGAAGCTGGAATTGACCCAGTTGGGCGTATGTGACGTGAACGACAGCCCGCCTGAGTCACCCGTCAGATCCATGCACTTGCCGAAGACGCAGCCGTCTGCATAGGCAACGGTTCCGTTTGCGGTGAAGTTGTAGCCGTTGGGCGACGAGTCGTTGGCATTACCTTCAAAAGCCAAGGCAAAGCCTGCATCGTAAAACTCACGAGGGGCATTAAAACTGGAATTAATGAGCTGTCGAGCCGTCATTGTCTCGACATACTCATTAGCCATATACGGCCAAACTTGGTATAAGCCTCCCGCCGCATTGCTCGACCCCATAACCATCACATCGCCATTATGAATGGGTTGACCACCTTCGATCACGGCGAGAGATGCTGTGCCATTGGAGGTCCAATTTAGGTCTTTGTTTGCTGAACCAGCGTGAGTAAATGCTATGTATGCGCCTTGGTCTTGATCTTGATATAGTGACCTGCAAGCATAAAAACTATCATTCGTCCCTGCGTCATGTACATAATAAACTGACCCTCTTTGCGTGATCGCCACATCTAACCCGTTGGGAACAGTTGCCACGCGATCTGTGAAGGCGTTATCATGTGGATCATAAGTAGTCCACGCCTGAGTCGCATCGGTCATCATCACGCGCCACCAATGTGCAGGGCTAAAACCTCTAAATGGATCAACTAAACCAAACATATCTCGCACTACTGCAATCGCTTCTGTATGTTGATCCTCTATGCCGACATTTCTGG